AACAAATGTCGTCATTTCTTCGATGTTACAACTGGAAAAAGTATAGCAATGAAAGAACATCTAATAAACTGTCTTAAATTTGAGCTCGATAAAAAGAGTAGAGAAGGAAAGATAAGTTATATGAAGACGATGTGGAGATGGTTAATAGATCATCAATGGGAAGAAACTGAGGCGGAGATGCAGGATGTAGAACAAAAACAAACCAATACATATGGAACAGAATTATTGTGATGTGGTACGACCAATGTCGGTTGTAGCACAGGAAGCGGTAAATTATATCGCTGGTAGAAGGGAACACAATATAACATCACTTAAAACGCGATGGATGAAGTTCAATAAACAGTGTATGGGTGGAATTGAACCTAATACGGTTTATACTATAGCAGGCATTTCAGGAAGCGGTAAGAGTAGCATGGCTAATCTTATACAGACAGATATAATTGATTTGAATCCAAATGAGGATGTTATTGTTTTAACCTTTTCATTAGAAATGGTTGGATTTAGGCAAGTTGGAAGAACGCTCTCAAATAAGCTTCGGAGAACGACTTCGACTTTGTATAGTTCGGAAACGGACCTTGATGAAAGTACATTTAAAGACGTAATCAATGTTTCCAATCAGCTAAAGAAGTACCCGATTTATTTTGTAGATAACCCGAGTACTCCTACGCAAGTTAACAATATTATCCAATGGTTCTATAATAAGTATGTAAAAGATACAAATAAGCATTTCGTAATCATTTATGATCACGCTTTGCTTACGAAACAAGAAGGCAGTATGATTGAAACAATTAGTGAACTAGAGCGAGTATTTATACAAGCTAAAAAACTACCACTAACTTCAGTTATACAATTAGCTCAAATGAATCGTAATATAGAACAACCAGAGAGAATTAACAATCCAATGTCGCATTATCCTATGAGAAGCGACTTATCATCATCAGATTCGATTTTTCAGGCAAGTGATTACGTTTTAGTAATACATAGACCGGAGATATTGAATATACAGGAATATGGTCCTAATCATCTACCTGTAAACAATAAAGTATACCTTCACATGTTAAAAAATAGAGATGCTGGAAAACCATGTATACTTGAATTCGAGAATGACCTTATGTATAACAATTTGATCGAATCGTAATCTGATATAAGAAGGCTGAAAATATGAAAACATATACATTTAACGCAAACGAGTGCAATAACACAAGTAATTCTATCAATTCATTTTTTCGTACAACCACAGACTATTCTGCGATGCTTGATGATATTATTACTGCTGATATAGTTAAGAAAAACTCTTATCTTTTCGGTGCATCTACGAGTGTTAATATAACAAACAGTCATAACGATTCTTTCAACCCGAAGGAGTTTGCAAAGGCTGTTGAGTTCTTGGCAAACTATAAGGAGCCGAAGAACAATAAGAAGCTTAATATTATTATTGGTGAGACATACTTCCTCATGGATGGTACCCCTATTATCTTCTATGACGACGAGATACAGATTGGTTTTGATACCTTTAAGTATTCAGACTTTGCCTTGTCTTCTCTTATCGAGAATCTCAAGCCGAGTACAAAGAAGATTATCATCGATATTTACACAAAGACAAACACAATTAACATTAAGTTATAAACAATATAAAGAGCCATTGAGCCATGATTATATTACCTACACAAAAAGTTCCAGCAAGTTCAACTAACCCTTCATTCTTAATTCTTTATGGACGTCCAAAATCAGGAAAGACTTCATGTCTTGCTCAGTTAGATAATAATCTAATTGTCGATCTTGAGGGAGGATCTACATTTATCGAAGCTCTTGCAGTACAAGCAAGAAGTGTGAATGATTTAGGAGAAATTGCTCAAGCCGTTAGAGCTAAGAATTCCGAAGTAGGACATAATTTTTATAAGCATATCACTATTGATAATGCGACTCGATTAGAGGAAATATGTCTGCCGTATGCAGCAACATTATATCGACAAACTCCAATTGCAAAAAACTGGAAAGGTACAGATGTACGTACTCTTCCAAATGGTTCTGGATATTTCTATATTAGACAAGCCGTTCGTAAGGTAATAGATATGTTCAGAGAATTGTGTGACGAGTTTATTTTGGTAGGACATGTAAAAGATGTTCAAGTTGACCAAAACGGTGAGGAATTATCAGAAATGGCATTAGACTTGGTTGGTAAACTCAGTTCTATCATTTGCGGAGAAGCTGATGCCGTAGGGTATCTGTATCGTAAAGGCAATGAGACCCATATAAGCTTTAAAGGTGGCGATGGAACCATCAAAGAAGCTCGTGCTCCACATCTTCGCGGAAAAGACATCATTATTGCTACAGGCAATGAAGATGGTACAATAACAACAGATTGGAAACAGATATATAAATAATAAAGATTATGTACAATACTAAAACAGCAACAATTAATAACGAAGAGTTTAATTCTAACTATATTCCAGTTGGTATTAATGATAATATTACACTTAAAGAAGTTTCTGTAGAGAAAAGTCCGCAAGGAAAAGATTTCTTACGTGTAACGTTTGAAAACGAGGCTGGTCAGACCGCCGAATTTACCGAATGGAAGAATGAAAAGAATATGTGGATAAAGACTGATGCAGATCTTCAGAATAAAGATAATCAGCAGTTTGGTCGAATTATCCAGTTGATTAATTGTTTTACAACTACACCAGACGTCGAGATTAATAGTTTCGATGAAATGATTAAGTGGGTAAAGGGTATCCTTGATCCATTTATTAAAGACAAAAAGAATTTACGTCTTAAGGTTACATATAATAAGAATGGTTATACACAGGTATCAAAGTATGGTACTTATGTAGAACCTATGGATGTAGCTGAGTCTCAGATAAAGTTGTTCAAGAACGATTTGCTTGAACGACCAGTAAAAGCTGATGCTGAAAAGCCAGCTGATCCGCTTGCAACTAACCCTATGAATGTTGACACTCCGGTTACTGAGGCAAAAGATGTAAACGAACTTCCGTTCTAACTTTTAGTAACTGGTGGAGTTTTCGGTTAATCCCGAATATCAGGAGAGGTTGGTTCTTCTCCTGATAACAATGTGCGAAATCAATATGTTAAACGTTTAAAGCCGCTTGTAGGGACAAGTGTCAGGTGTGAGTCCTGCCGTTTAGTAATTGGTTTATGTTTTTGTTATACGCACATCAGTTAGGGCTCTGTAAAAGCCCACATTGAAATATGGTGTAAAGGTAGCACAATAGATTTTGGTTCTATTAGTCTGGGTTCGAATCCTAGTGTTTCAACAATATACCTCGATGGCGAAATAGGTAGACGCTGCGGAATTAAAATCCGCTGTTCCGAAAGGAATTTGTGGGTTCGATTCCCATTCGAGGTACATGGGAAGTTATACGGATGCATACGTGATAACAACGTAACACACAGGCTTTATGAAATATAATGTAAGTTTAGCCCTGTATCTAAGCGTATCTTAGATGTGTTCCAGTGCATGTGGGTATACTGGTGAGTAGGGAATCTTGTTAAGGTGACCTACAATACGCCGTAAATAGCATTTTGTGGTTCAATGCGCTCTTTATGAGAGATACTTAGGTTCGACTCCTAAGACGGCACAAATACTAACTAAGAACTTATAAGTCATGTATAGTACAAAAACAGCAATCACAGTAAGTATAAAAGACTTACTTGATAAACTGGATGATTATGACATTTATTCTTATTATGTAGGTGATTTTAAAGTTGGAAAGTTGTTTAATAGTCCATTAAGAACAACTGATAAAAATCCATCTTTTGCTATATTTAAAGGTATAAACGGAGGTTTATTCTTTAAAGATCACGGAAGTGGTGAAGGAGGTAATGCTCTTAAGTTTATAAAACTTATAAAGAATATACAAACAAGAGATAAACTTGAACAAGAACTGTTGCGCATCGTCCGAAAAACGAATCCTAATAATGGTATTGTTAAATGCACATACTCCAATTCGGTGGATTCGGGGTCAACAGATATTGGAATAGTTCGTCAACCATTCACTGAAGTAGATAAACAATATTGGAAACAATTTCATATATCATTAGATACATTGAAATTGTATCAAGTATTTAGTATAAAATACTTTCTTTGTAATAGAGTCGTCAGTGGAACCTACAAAGAATCTAATCCTATGTATGCGTATAAAGTGTTTGATAAATTTAAAATATATCGACCACTTGCTTCCAAGTATACTAAATGGCGCACTAACCTAACTAATAGTGACGTCCAGGGATTAGCCGAATTGCCTAAGGAAGGAGGTAATCTATTGATAATCACAAAAAGTCTAAAAGACGTTATGTGTTTACACGAGATGGGTTTTTATGCTATAGCTGCATCAAGTGAAACTACGTTTATACCTGAGAATATTATAAAATCATTACGTAGTAAATGGAAACATATTGTGATAATATATGATAGAGATAAAACAGGAATGTTAGAGTCTCGTAAGTATAGTAAACAATATAAAATAGATGCTATATTCGTCCACAAAAAATTTAAAGCAAAAGACATTTCAGATGCAATAAGAGACAATTCTTATACTGAAGTGAAAAAGTGGTTAGCTAAAACATTGGAAAAATATGATTGAAACTTTGATTCTATCAACTCTGTGCGGTTTTGCAGCAGGGTTGTTATCATATACAATCGCAAATAGTGGCTCTATGCGATTCTTTAAAGTAAATCCGAATGTAAATGTTCGCATTTTTAAAAACGATAATGGAACGTTTTCGGTAACTGTAAAATCAAAAAAGTCTGAAATATTTATTCTTGGAAACAAACTTGGTGTAAAATCATTAAGTTATGGAAAAGAGTAAAGGTAGAGTAAAAAATGCGACAAAGGTCAATAAGTATGGTATAGAGTTTAGAAGTAAACTCGAATGTTATACTTATGAAGCTTTTATGAATGCTGGAATTCCAGTAGAATATGAGCCAAAGCATTTTACTGTATTAGACAAATTTGAATATTTACAAGAGAAAATCAGAGCCATTACATATTTACCAGACTTTATTGGACACTATAAAGACAAAAAGTTTGTTGTAGAATGTAAAGGTATGATAACGGAATCGTTTCCGTTACGATGGAAATTGTTTAAAAATTATTTAAAACGTCATCGAAGTAAACATAAATGTTATTTGGTTAGAAACCATAAACAAGTTGAAGAGATGATAAAAGACATTAAATGCGAATGAATACAGAATTTATTAAAAACGGTAAAGAAATAACTACAAAACAAAATGGTGAAGATTATATTCTTGAAGCGGGTCGAGTATACAATTTAAAATTTAAAACTTTTAAAGGTCCTGTACTTGAAATGGATGGTGTACTTAATTTGCCAAATAAGTTATATACAACCGAAGATGAAAATAAATTTATAAACCGTATCGTTAAATATTTTAATGAACGATGTGAAAGCAATCTTGGTGTATTACTTACCGGCCTTAAAGGGTCTGGCAAAACTCTTATGAGTAAACAACTTGCAGTAAAAGTAAATCTTCCAATTATTGTTGTAGATCCACAGTTTGATGCAAAAAATCTCAATGATTTCTTTTTGAAGTTTAATCAACCTGTAGTGATATTGTTTGATGAAGTTGAAAAAAATAGTTATTACTGGGATCCAGACGATTTGTTACCATTTCTTGATGGTGTTCAGAAGTCGGGTAAACGTCTTGTAATAATGACGTGCAACGATGATTCAAATTTATCTAATTATATGAAAGACCGATGCGGACGTATACGTTACATACGTAAGTTTAAAGGTATTTCTAATGATATGATTAAGACAATCGTATATGACTTTGTTGAAAATACAAATGAATATAAGGATAAACTTACTGATTATATAATTAATAATGTATCAGTATGTAGTTTTGACAACATTATATCATTTTGTAATGAAATAGTTATTGAAAATTATCCTAAAGATTTCAATGAAGTTATTAAATATATGAATATTACTACAAAATAAATTATGGATATATCTGTTCCTTACTATGAGGATTTTGCCCGTTTAAGTAATTCTAATATAGGTTGGTTTCTTAATAAAGGACCAACCTATTTACACAAAAAACTATCCGGTCAGCTTGAAGATGAAACATCTCAATCTATGACTAAAGGTACCATGATACATGAATACCTATTACAGCCAGAAGAGTTCCAAAAAGACTATGTAGTCTGGGACAAAAGTAGACCTTCTTCTACAAATGAAGAAAAGTTCTGTCAGGCATTAGCGGATAGTCTTGAAATTGAGCCAAATAAAAGCCTTCTAAGCGCATATAAAGCAGCTTATAGTATAAGTGGAAAATCTGACGATAAAATACTCTCAGAAGCCACAAAAAAGGCCTCTACACTAAAGGAATATATAGAATTCCTAAAGAGTAGAGACCAACGTGAAATGATTACACCATATAGTGTAAATCAACTTATGAAAATAAAAGAAAACATAAGTAATCACAAAGCAGCTTGTAAACTATTGTTACCTGTAGATAACAAAAACGTATTTCATGAATTTCATATAAACTGGGAGTATGAAGGGAATTATAAAAACAATGATGAAGAGTGTAGTTTTACTTGTATGTGTAAGTCTTTACTTGATAGTGTTACCTTTTCTTTTTCTGAAAAGAAAATAACATTAATGGACTTAAAAACAACATCACATTTACATAATTTTGCTGATGCTGTAAATACTTTTGATTATACAAGACAATTATACTTTTACACATTAGCCCTTCAATGGTATCTTAAAAACGAATTACATGAAAATCCAGAAGAATGGAAATTTAAATGGTATATTATTGCAATAGATAATATGACAGGAAATATTCGTGTATTTGAATTTAATGAGAACCAAGTTTTTTATGAAAAAAATAACGTGGATAAAGTGTTTAATGCTATACGAGACATAGTATGGCATAAAGACAATGATCTATGGGAACATAGTAGAGCTTATTATGAAGGAAACGGTATTGAAACTTTGAACCTATGAGTCAATTTGAAAAAATAATAATACCTCTTATAGAGCCTAAATTAAAGCCAATTGATTTTACAGATAAAACTGGATTTATAGGATGTTATACATTCGATCCAGATAGACCTTCTTTTGATAAAGAGTTTTTTATAGTATTTAATAATGATATACGAAACGAATATACAAAAGATTTATCTGTAAGATTATCACATTCACTTAATATAAAGAATACATATATAAAGAGAGTTAATAACATTCCTTATTATGTGTATTCTTTTTATGTTAAGCCAGAACTAAAAAAATATTATAATGGCATATTAGATTTAACTGCAAGTCATAAGATAAAAGTAGCAAATTTTTGGTCACCGTCCGACAAATTAGTGAATAATCTACTTTCTAATACAATCTTACATACTACAGTTGATCATGATATGCCATTAACAGATTATCAACAATCTTATAAAGATAAGATAAGTTTGATAATTAAAAAAGGAGACAGTCTCAAATGAGATTGCCTCCTTATTTTTTTGTCATATATATAGAATGACAGTAATTAGCGGAAATTTTTCAATTTTTATTCTACATATGCATCGTCAGTTGCATAATCATCAATAGAAGTTTCATCATTACTACTTTCGTAATCATCCATAGTTGCATAATCGTCAATATTATCATAAGATGGATATGATGTTTTAGTAGCTTTTATTGGTTTATATTGGTCTCCTAACATTTTCATCCACCAAGAATAGTTACGTGAATAAAACGAAGTATTTGCACTGACACCATTATATGTGAAAGATGAATGTAAATTATTAAGTACACCTATTGTTTTCCATATTGATGCTTCAAGGTTTGTAAAACCTTTGTATTTTCCTTGCTTAATAATCTTGTCTCCATATGGTTCAAGACTAGACGGATCTTGTGTAAGTACAACAGATGGTATAGAATACCAAGATTTTATACCAGAAGACAATACTGTAGCAGAGTTTACAATTTCACCAACTGTATTTACATCCCATTGTTCTATAGCAGAATTGACGGTTCTTACATAAGAATTTCTAAACCATTCTTTATATAATTTAGATTGTATAACCTCTTTTGGGGTATAAATAGTTTCTTTTTGTGGATTAATTGGAGATACGTCTTTACACCAGTTATTTATAGAATCGTATGTGTATATCATAGCTAATACCATACCTATTTCTATTAATGTTTGTCTTATAGCAAATTTTTCAACTTGAGAAAATTTACGTTTTACACCAGAACTAAATATATTTGTAATACCTCTTAGCATAACACCTAAAGATCTACCTAAGGCTTTTAATAATTCAGGTTCTGGCATACCTATAGAATAATTCCACGACATTCGTTTATTCTGTTGTTCAACAGTTCTATTTTTTATTTCATATGTCTTAATGTTTTTTATTCTTCCATTTACAACGTTTTCTTTATTTTTTTCTTCAACTTCTCTTACTGACACATCATCTCTACCAGCATATAATTCTTGAGATCGTTGTAACATCCACGCACGCATTGAACCGATAAACTAACCCCACATTGTATTTTTATATTTAGGATTATCGTTATCTGGGTTTACACCATTAATTAACGCACCTCTTAATAAAGTAATTCCTCTAATATTTTTCTTTATTCTTTCAGTAATATACTGTTCATATTCTGGTTTTATTTCAGCAAGACCGTGATTAAACTTGTATGCTCCATATAACGTAGTTCCACAACTCATATGTGCAAGGTTTGCTTTAAATTTAGATTTACCTGCTTTTAAGAACAACTACTACATTTCGTATTTAGTATAAAATCCTTTAGGTATTGTACTACCATCATAAAATCTATAATTATTCATAAAAGCTCTTAATAACGTAGCGTTTGTTACATAATCTAATGCTGAATATCCGCCCATTAACGATTGATTTAGTATTTTTATAAATCTATTAGTACCAACATTACTACTTGTTGCAGCATAATCTTTAGATATTCCGAATAACTACATTAAAGCGCTTTGTTTATTATTAGCTATAGGATTTCCTATGTTTATTAAGAATAATGGAAGATTTATCAATGTAGATATTAAAGACGTACTAAGATCTCTTAATGTAAAATATCTACCTACTATACCGTCTTTTATTATATTTCTCGTTGAATCCATAAAACCTGCACTCATTGATAAAAAGTTTGCACCAAGCATTTGTAATGTAGATAATCGTTTAATAGTACCTGCAATAATACGTGTTTTACTGTTTTTATATAAATTACCATATACGTGTGAATCCATCATACTGTCGTATTGTGATCTAAGATTTTTAGTATCATTTACGGTTTCTTCTCTATTATCTGGATTTTGTGCATAACGTAAAGCTTGTAATTTTGTCAATATATTACGTTTGTTTTTATAGTTAGAAGCCATATTTACGTACATCAATACAGCTGATGTAATATCATATGTATATTTTTCTCTATCTTTAAGTTTTCCTATAAATTTTAAAGGTATATTTTGATTTACAGTCTAGTCTGGACCTAAATATAAATCATCAGTAGACCTCTAGTCATAATCGTTTGTGTTGATATTTAAAAACTGCTCTCTTATATTATCTAATGCGCTTTTTGTACCTTTTTTAGTTGAACGTAATATACTTACAACATCAGATGCTTGTAATTTAGGTAATTGATAATTAAACTATTGATTATTAAACTCCATCCATTGCTGTGATTGCTACATTGACTATATTAACTATTCATATAATGTACGCATATTATTATCACTCATCATTTTATCATAAGTTTCGGAATTATCATAATAAAATGAATTAGGTTGTTCGGATTGATTTTGATAAATATCATATTGTCCATTTATATATTTTGGATTTGATTTTTGTAAAAATCTACCTCTTGGTATTTCAATTATAGAAAATTCAGCTTTACCATCTTTATTATTAAATATTTTATTTAACGGCTCTAAATAACTAAATATACTCAAAGGTTTTCTACTTTCAGTCATTAATCCAGTTTCAAAATCCTATTCAAGATATGTATATGTAAATAAATCTTTAAAGAACGTTCTTATGTCATTTTCACTCTATTGTGAAAAATCTATAGGATTTCCTTCATCATCATTTAATCCAGCTATATATCCATCATTTTGTGCGATCTATGTATAATGATCTACCATATATTGATAAAACGAAATAGCTTCATCTTCATTAACAGTCTATTCTAAGTCTTCATTTAAATAATAACCCTGTTCATCTCTATATGGTATAGAATGCATGTAAAAATAATCTGAAAAATCATGTGTTTCTGTGTTGTGTTCACCACCATCTTCTATTATCTGATCTGTATTTTTACAATCTATCCAAAATTGTATATTATTCATCATGCGTCTAAGATCTGGTTCTAATCCGTCTCCTTTCACTGCAGATTTTAACATTCCACGTATTAATCTTGCATATATTACATCGTGAGATTCTGGGTTAATATCTTCAGCATCTTTAAAAATCATATTAATTAGATTAGGATTTATACCTATAGTAGCATTATATTTTACAAATAATTGTAATGGTGTGAAATCTCCAGTTTTATTACATTCTTCTTCTATCTTTTTTCTTTCAGACTTATAACTATCATAATCTATATCTGAACTTATTTGATTACCAATCCATTTCTACCAAGCTTTAAGTTCGAATGCTATCTATCTATCTTCATCAGTTTTAATAGTACCATCTTCGTTGTATGCATTTGATAACTATTCTAGTTGATGATTCCACATATCAAGTTTTCTTTGGTCTTCTGGATCGGTAAGTCTTTCTGGGTATGAAAAACCAGTTTCTTTATCTTTACATTTATTTAGATAATAATTTATATTAGATTGTATAAGATTATATTTAGCTAGTGTTTTTGGAGATAATCCATGACATTCTGATAACTATTTAGCTTCTACATTATCTGGATCTAACGATCCTTTATATGGCTAACTTAATCTTTCTTTATAATAATTGTATGTATATCGTAAATTTGCATGCGTACATTTAAAGTCGTATAAAGCAAGTTGATATTCTACAATATGTGGCATCTTTCCATCTTCCCATTCCTCATCATCAGCAAACTGTTTAGTAACACTATTTATTAATTTACCTGTTACATCATCAGTTATATAATGAAATCCATATCTATTTTGAAAATCTTGATTTATACGCTCAACTTCTGCATCTACATCTAATAAATATTGTCCATAATTAATAGGTCTTATGAAATATCCAGTTGGAACACCATTTCTATCAAATTCCATAAACTATTTTTGCCAATTACGAGTAAGTTGTTTGCTAATTTTATTAGCTTTTTCATACGCATTTACTATCTTAGATCTTTCTTTATAACTTTCTTCTAAGGTTTTAGTTTCTGCATACTATATTAAATTAAATGCAGCTTTTATTAATGGGCTTTGTGACCTCGCATTATTTGATGTATATTCATACCAAGTATTTATATCACCATACATTGCGTTTCTATGTAAGTAATCTTTTAATACTTGTTTCATATCATCTTTAGTTGAATCTTCACTAGTAATAACTTCATTATCTACGATATCGTCCACTATTCTATCGGTAACTACAACAAGAGCTTCTTTCCATAAGTTATATGCACTATCTATAGATGCTTCAACTTCCTTCTTTAAAGCTCTATTATTAGATGTCATATTTTTGTCATCTACTGACGGTATTTCATTTTTAACAAGATTTGAATAAAACGCAATAGAATTTTGATACATTAATACTAATTCATCCGCTGTTATATTACTATATGGATTTTGTAACTGACTTTGTTGTTGTAAGAAACCTAATACTGTATTTTTAGCTGCATCTCCAGATAAATTATCAACAATACCTATATTCTATATAGCCATATTTAACGCTGTGTTGATAGCCAACTAATCATCCTATAACTACAATTCATTTATAGTTTCAAATATTTTATTTTGTATCTATTCACGTTTTGCAGATTTATTTGGAAGTTTCTTATAAGCTTTATATAATATAGAAAATTGTTTTTGTATTTTTGACTTAACTTCATTTTGTTGAGCTGTAGAATCAAATAATGTAGGAGCGTTTTCTTGATATACAATTTTTAATTTAAAGTCCTACGGGAACATTGACTACATAAGTAAATCCATGGCATCTTCATAAGCTGTATTTTTATGTACACCTATTGATAAGGCTATTTTTCTTATAACTTCATTAATAAAATTACGTACTCTTTGGAAGAATGTAGTGTCTTTCTTATCAACTTTAATTTGTTGTAATTTGTGAACAAAGTTTATATTTGATAATTCTGCTAAGAATTCATATATATCAGATAATCCGTAATCTTTAGCATCTTCTCCTAAAGCTTTTTTAACTTCAGATAAAAGATTTTCAAGCTTAGATTTTAATTCATCATTGCCATTTATAGTTTCTACAGTAACAGCATGTAATAATTCATGCATTATAGTCTATGTAAGACTATTTGAATAGTTATTATCATTTCTAAATGTTGCGTAACTATTTATCTATACTACATGTCTGTATGCATCATATCTTGCAGCAGTATTTAGAGGTAGTGATGTAGTAAACTCAAAAGAAATATGTTTACCTTTTAGTGCTTTTGCTATAGCGTCGGCTATAAAACGTTCATGAATACTTGTACCTCTTACGGCTTTTAATACCTCCCTCATTACAGCTTCAGTATCAGACTCGGAGAATGGAGAATTAGCGTTTTGTTTACCAAATATTATAGATTGCCACTGAGCAACATCTCTTTTTGACTTAGGTTCTGCATATATTGTAAGACGGTCTCGTTTTTTATCATATGAAAATTTAAGCCTAAAATGTGAAAACTTAGATTCAAATTCTTTTCTTATATCATTTTTTATGCTTTCACGTCTTGATTTATCCATTTTATAATAACCAGTAGATAAATAGCGTTTCTTTTTATCTTCGATAAAATTATATATCTATTCTCTTTCCTGTTGACTTATTACATCTTGTTCAGATTCATATATATTGTCGTTTTGTGTAGAAAAGGTACCTTTATTATCTGTAGCTGATTTAATTTGATTAGGATTAAATACTATTCTTACATCTTGTCTAACAGTTGGTCCATCTATTACATTATTAAACAATACAGAGTCATATCCTTGTTCCTTAGCTTCTTTTATAATTTGTTCTCTAGTTATATACTCTTTATCAGAAACCTTGATAATATAAGGATTTTTAGAATTGAGGAAAACGTCATAAACACTAGATTTATATTCATTTCCTATATGAAATAGAAGTTTTAAATTTCCTAATACACTACCTGTTTCTTTTGAGTAATAATCTTTAGCTATTTTTCTTTTATTTGTAAAATAGAAACCAGACTTATCACCACTCATAGACCCTATCTTATCAAGTTTAAAAGCATTGAATTGTTTAGCACTTCCATGATATACTACTAAAGGTTCACCATTTTCATCAACTACTTTGGATACATCTGTTTTATCTTCTTTAGTCCAATCACCAAACCAATTTGTAAAATTAGATGTATATACCTTGGCTTTAGCTTTTAATGTTGCTTGTCTATCTCCATTATAGTTATCTAAAAGAGATTTAAATAGAATGGAATCGGCGCCATTAGGCGCCTTATCCAAACTATATCCATTATTCTTGTCCCAGAGGAAATAAGCAGCGTCCTCACCGAACAAACTTGTTAATTCGTCAAACTCTTGTTTGACTTTTTTATTACTTAAATTTGGGCAAAATGCATTCATTATTTACCTCCTTTACAATGATTTTTAATTTCTTGTGCTTTTTTCATATCTCCATCTGACATACCTAATTCTTTTAAGAAATCAGTTTGACGAGTATCTTCTACAGTATCTGTTATTGTTATTTTATTACTTAAATCAATTGGACCAATTACAGTAGGATTTAAGTCATATATAGGATACTCAAATATTCTATCTAATGCTTCTCTCTGTTTGTAATTCAAAGATTCCATAAAACCTAATATTTTTATTAAAGGATTTGGAATTTCCATAGTTTTTTCTTTTTCACCTTCTTGGATATCATAATTATTTTCAATATCGGAAATAATTTCTCCTGTCAAACGTTTTACCTTCTTTGCAAAATCACCATAAAAATAATCTTCACTTACTATTGTAATTCCAGTATTTCCAAGTTTCTACATTTCATCAAGGAATTTACTTGTTTTATACAATAAGTTTAATACATCTTTTTCATTCATCTAAGATATTAGATATTCATCGTTTATTTCTATGTGTAATTCTTGAACGGCATGTTTGATATTATTATTACCCAATATATTCGTAGTTTGATCATTAATATCAAACCACTTTTCTATCTGCTTTAACGCCTAATTATAATTCTTAGGTAATTTATTAGTAGATGAAGTAGGGTTAGATCCATTATCTATAGTATTATATAATTCTTGTACTTTTTGCTTCAAATAATTATATAATTTAGGAGTTCTTGTTATAGATATATTAGATATATTTGAATTGAAGAAAGCATCACCATCTCCTACAATAAGTTTTTTATACTTTCCTGTATTCCATTCTTTTATTATATCGTCAATCTCTTGGTTTATTACTTTCTTAAATTCTTCTATGTCGGCATCTATCCATACGCCATTCTTACCTTTTTTACCATAATGATACCAATGTTGTGTACTTAGCGGCATAGCATTATCAAGACCTCTTATAACAGCTTGAGTAACTTTTGGATAATGTTTACCCTATCCATATTTTTTAGCATATTTAGAATTTGGATCTATTACTTCACGACCACTGTCTCTATCCGTATTATCTGTAAATATATACAAATAATCTGGATGATTTTCAACTTCCTTTCTAGACCAGTTACCTACATGCTACTCAATCTTAATAGAATCAGTATCTGGAAGTAATGATTTAAATTCTTCTCTAAGTTTCGTTAGTAATCTACTAAATCTTCCATTATCTTGTTCGATTCCTTGTTGATTTTTATGTGTAATAACAGAATCACCAGTGTTAGTTAAATCTTTTCTAGCTTCTTGATTTTGCTCAAATGACATCCGCATAAATATTTCAAGTATTTTGTCAGAATTATTATTCCACTCATTTATATTTAAGTTAGAAATATTTCTTCCTATATTTCTTGCTGTAGATCCAGCAGCCGTTTTAAGTTTATTTACAACAGACATTCCCTCTTCAGTTAATTTTATAACCTTTCCATTATGGTCTCTAATGACGTATTTATTACCATTTGTATAATATAACTTAGCTGCCTAGAAAGCACCTTCTACAGTATTAAATGTTCCTAAATTTGTTTCAAATGGTCTATTTGCAAAATTACTTAAATTTACATTTTCACCAGTTCCACTATATACATTTATGTCATTTCTATTTATATTAGAAGAACTATTATTGTCTGTACTAGTTTCAACATTAGATAACTCAGCCTAAGTCTTATTAAATACATCTTCAATTGCTTTCAAAGCAACTTTAGATTTATCATCTCCAACATACTGTTCACGTTCAACCCACTTGCCATCTTTATATATATTATATTTTTGTATATCTCTTGTACCAACTCCTGCAAAATTCTTAGTGAGTACAGGTGTAGATTCCTCTTCAAATACCTTAGATTCTGGATTGTATTTATACCACTTTTCGCTATTTAAATCGAATACATGCGTAGGTTTATTAAGAGATATACCTAATTGTACTGCAGTATTTGTACCTCCAGATACGCCATTTTTAGCAGAATTCATAGAAGCTATCGCAAACACACCATCTGAAGATGCTACCTAATAGAAATTACGTACTTGCAAATTTCCTTGCAATGTGTTGTCATAGTATTTTCCAAGAAGCTCACGTTCTCTACGTCTAGCATATTCCATCTATTCTTTAGATAATACAGTAGCTTTAACGCCACGCTTATTCAAAGAACTAGATAATACTTGATTTCCTTGGTCTCTATAATGATTTATTTGTTTTACACCAGCATTTCTTGCATAGAAATCCCAAGCCGTATCAGCACCATATGCACCACCTGAATGCATTACAATTTCACTCATGGAATTATAACCTAATTTTGATTCCTTCTTAGTAACAGGAACTGTTGGTGTAACCACGTCATTCTATTGATCATATTTAGAATCATTGATAGATTGTATAATCTCTTGATACATCTAATTAGGTAATGCATTTTTATGTTCAGAAATAAAACCGAATAATCGATTAGTAATTGTTTCTGTATCTATTGTTGATAAATTCTTAGAATAGTTTTCAACATATTTAAAATCCCAACCATATTCATAGATCTTCTGTTTATGTCCAGAATCAAATCCTGCTTTTTTAATTTTAATATACATAGATGCAGTTGACTCGTTCTTTTTTCCTACACCTCCAATTGGTGTAACTAATTTGTATATATTAAAATTAGAAGCATTATTTCCACGACTTCCAGGTACTCTTGTTGTTATATATAAAGGTGGTTTAACGTCATTAGCGGTTCTTATTATTAATGCCTAATCGGTATTATAAAGTATATTACGTTCTCCATCTGCATTCTTTTCAGCTAATCTTCTTGAGAATGTATAATCTTGGAAATTATTTCTAGCTAATTCATCTAAGTCTATATATTTATCAAAATCGTTTTTCGATAATATATTTTGTACATAACTAGCCATACTTTCACCATAAGCAGTATCAATCTCACCTCTTATCCATGCTGGTGGAACATACTTAAACAAATTATTCCATCCCGCATATTCTCCAGAAGTCATATAAGCATATACTATAAGATCTCTTGCAAATTGTCTTACAACCTTATCTTCATCTAATAATAAATCCTGCCATGCATCTATTAACATATCAGAGTTCATAGAATTGTCTCCTACTCTATCTGCTATAGCTATGAAAGAAGGTCTTTCATATCGTTTACCGTTTACTAACACAGGTTCCTATTCCTAAGCTGAATATATCTATTGTATTAACATGTTATCTGCAAGTCGCTTATACTAATCCATTGTTCGTATAGCAGTATTCAACATATTTAATCTATGTGCCATAGAATATTTTCCAACAAACAATTCAGATATTTGTTTATCTGTCTTACCTAAATATTCTTTAGCATATTTTGCTATATATTTACACTTTATTTGTGTTTGAACAGCTTTACTTATAGCTTCTAGTTTCTTAACGTTTATAGATTCTTGTTCTGGATTAAGTTGATTATACAATTCTGTTATTTCATGTATGAATACACTATTACCGTTGAACGTTTGTCCTTTTAATATAACAAACGGTAAAGAACAAGCGTAATCTGTTTTTGATTTAATCCATGATTCTTCAGCTAATCTATGTAAAGAGTCTTCGTCCCATAATGATTTTTCAGAATCACCATAAAATAATTTATTAAAATCCTATCTGTATTTATATATAGCTAAGAATGATTTACCTTGTTTCTTTGTATCAATCTTTGTTTTTTGTACAAGATTACCAAGTGCTATAGAATATCTTTCAAGTGTTTTCCATGCATAGAATACATCTCGTTGAATATCCGAAACATTATATACCTAGTTATCTACAGTAACTGTACTCTATCCAGGATGCGTAGCTATTGCCTTTAATACATTCATTTTAGATTTTATAATATCTACAGCACGGAGTTGGTCTGCAGTATTATTTTTATCACCTGTAGTATATCTACTTATTACAGATTCATTAACATCTTCTGGACTTAGCCACTTTAATACAGCATTTGTTATAGCTTCTTTCTGAGCACTATATACTGTTTTAAACTTATTAGGATCTCTCATAAACTCACTATTAGCAGAATTACTAGCATTAGCCATATCACGTATAATAGGCTATGATAAGAACCATAATGCAGATTCTCCGAATCCACTTCTTATCAACAAGTTAGACATATTATATGTAAACTGATTAATGTTCATTTTACTAATATATGGATCTTTTACAATATCCACGTGAGCATTAATGAATGCAGAAATCCAAGATGCTATATAATTATATTGATCATCAACAAGTTTATCAAAATTACATATTCCACTTTCTTCTGTAAACTTTGTCTTCTTAAATGATACATTAAAACATCTTGTTAATTCTTGATTAGTAACGTTTAGAGCATAAGGACCTATACCAAATTTACCTGTTATATAATCATTTCTACGTATAACCTGTTCGTGTAATGATCCAAAGTTATATACTCTAGACTTATTAGAACCTTGTTCTGGAATCTAATCTGCTATATCTGTAAGTAATTCAGTATCATTATCAATAGATTTATACAAAGAATGTATAGAATTTTCAGTATCCTTAAGTAATGTCATCATTTGATTCAATATATTATTCTGATGATATTCAGCACTATCTAGATCAAATTGATCATGTGATACCATCTTTCCATCTTCAGACTTTTTATAATTAAATGATGCTAAATAAAGGTGGTCAATATCGAAATCCGAACCAGTTATTTTTGTAAATTCTTCAGGTAATATTATAGTAGACTTAACTGCAGAAATAACATCAACAAAACGTAATGCATGTATAGATGATTGTGCCTGAGTAGGAATACGATATCCTATAGTATTAGCTTTAGCTTCACTACCAATAATATTATTATCTATTAACCATTGTCTAGCTTCATTAAACGATAATCCTTTTGGTAATATATTTTCAAAATAATCAATAGATATAACAGCATCCATACTATGATCTTCATTAATCATTTGAAGTTTTTTACCACCATTTATAGTTGGTGACATTGTAGCATCTGATTGTATAGCTCCATCTTGTGTAGAAGAACCTTCAATTGCGAATACAGATCTCTGTACAAATGAATTACCTGGAGTAATTATGTCAATTATTCTCTTATTTAAAGAAGATATTAATATACTTTCAATCCAACTTGAATCAGACGTAGCTGCAATAGGTGCTTTAAAATTACCTTTTTCGTCAACCTGTAAAGCTTCTATAAGACCTTTATTGGCATTTCTAGAAGACATCTAACTTATTAAATATCTACTAAGTTTCTTATTGTCGACATTTCCAAATTCGTCAATTCCAAATTCATCTTTCACGCCTTTATATCCAAGTTCAGTAAGTTTATTTATACTATCCATTAAAGAACTGAGAATCTACTTACCTGATACTTGTTTACCAGTAACATTATCAACATAATTTATTCTATTAAGACGTAAATTCTATAGTACAACTTTAACCATCTGTGTACCTATTGCTGTAGTTTCACCTTCTTCTGGATCAGTATTCTACTGTCTACGTAAGAAACCGTAATCCTGTTCATATACATTAAATGGCTCGTTTATAGTAGTTCCGTTATATTTTACAGCTCCCTATGAACCTACTTTAACGGCTGATGTCATAAATAACATATCTACCTTTTCATTCAACATCTTATCGTATATTCCAGACATATGTCCAGTAGCGATACATGGGAATAATGGGAATAAAGCAAACTTGTTATAATACGATACTGCTACATCTGATTGATCTTCACCATTTAGTGTGTGATTTCTAAATCCATAGGCAGTATATTTAGTAGAAACTATATTTACAGTTTCATAGATATCTTTATAGGCTTCTGATTTATCCATCCAGTTATACTTATCTTTACTTCTAAGTATATCGAAAGCTTTCTTAACTCTTCCAGTAAGTGCTCCACGTAGACGTAATAAGTTTTCACACATCTAATCTGTAATATATGCAGCACCGTCGGCTACGTTTATATCTTTAGTATATGCACCAAAGAACTATTGTCCTTTTTCTTTAGCTTTAATTAAAGCATTTTTATCTTGTTCAGACAATGATTCATCAGACAATATTTCATCAATAGACATATTATACGCATCTACATAATTATCTTTAATTATAGCATACATATCACGTATAGCATTGTCAGTAAACATGTTTTCAAGTCTATTAAATATATCGGATGATGATTTTACCTCATAATCTTTACATTCGGCACATCTGTACGAAGATTTCATATTCGGCAAGTTTTCAATATTATCGTCTCCGGTAGAAACCATACCACCAATACGTTTTTGGATATCAAATGTACTATCTTTAATATGATCACCTTCATATGCAACTTTAAACATTGCAGGATGTCCACTAAAACATCTTTGAACTTCTTGTGAAGCTATTATCGATTTTGTGGTAGCATCACTTAATATCGAAGCAATTGCTAATCCTTTACATACATTAAGTCTTGCTTGTTTTTTAGGTCCGTTAGGTAGATTATTCCATGCAGGAATAGATTCCATTATCTTGTTTGTTATATGTTCGATCTAATTTTGATTAAACATATATGTATCAAGATTTGAAAAACTCTAAGATTCTTCGGATATTAATATTTTATCTTGTTTTGTTTGTAAATTATATTCATTTATATTTCTTCTTGTGACAAGACCCAGATCTATTGCGTTCTGTACTTCAAGTTGATATTGTATATTAAGCGTATACGCCATAGTTTTACGCTGTCTTTCTAAGAATTGTTCATCAGTTTCTCCGTCACGCTTTTCAAACAACCATTCATTTGCAAGTTTTAGCATTTCCTCACTTGACTTTGTAGGATCATTTAGATTTATTGTCTTTAAATTACCATCTTTATCAAGCATAGGTTCGCCGGTCTTTTTATCCAATTGAACTATTTCGGTTAATGACAAGAATCTAGTTCCATTAGGTTCTACTGAACCATTTTTAGTATGATAATTTTTAATATAAGCTTCCTTTGGCAATACTTTTCTACCTTGTTTTTCATAACCTGGAATATTATCATAACCAAGATCCTCCATACATTGTTGTATAGCAAGTCTTTCTCCTTTGGCATATTCTAGCATTTGATCAAGTACCTAGTTAGATGGACGTATATACGGAGTAGTTCCATACCACATAAATGTTGGAACGTTTGTTACATCACCTGATTCGTTATACACCATGCCTGGTAATTCTATACCCGATAAACACATCCAAGTACCTTTATCAGCAAGTGTTGGGAATACTAAATAACCTTGTTGTGTCATGGCTATTTTTGCCATATAATCATCAACAATAGGTTCTTGTTTATATTCTGTTCCACCGTCACCTTTATTATCTGTTTTAGATCCGACATATATGTGTGTACTTATATTACACTTTCCATTATTAATGTTTTTAAGTATGATAGATCCAGAATCAAAACCAGAAGTATTAGTTATATTATAACCAAATTTCATTAATGTTCTAACAATTGGATTGTTTTTGTCGTTGGTATTCAACGCATTTACAATATGTGAAATACTGTTATTTTGTGATACAGCATGTAACTTTTTACCATTTAAACCAAGTGCCATAGCTTCTATAGTATTTCTATTATAAATACCTTGCTGATTTCCAAGTTCTTTTACAAAACCGTTATCAGTATATGCCTTATTTAAAACATCTTCATTTATATTACCTTTTACATCTACAAAATTATATAATCTATCTATAAATGTAGAAATACTTACTTCACCTTTATCTGTAAGTAATCTTTCCAATGCATCAACACCTGTTCCATTGTACTTATTAGATAACATACTGTTTAACGCATCTTTTGAGAATATTATACCTATTGTATTTAATTTATCTATAAATGATCTCTTTATATCTTCTATGTCATCAAAAATAGATTTGTTATATTCAATTCCATCTAATTCAAACGTTTGGTTTGCAGAAGTTAATCCTTCACGAAGTTTTTCAATAAATCCAGCAGTTCTACTAAATATATCTTTATTTTCTGAACCTCCCATTCCTTCATTGAATATTAAATGACCGTTTTTATCTCTTTCACGTTTAAATACAGAAACTTGTCCAGATATCAAGAATTGTGTCCATTGTTTTGAATACATTCTTCTATCTCTATCAAGAGAACTACTTCCAACTTTTATCTCTTTACCGTTTTCTTGTTTCCTAGATATAGATGTAATAAAGTCTATCTTTAAACCTCTTAATGCACATAAAATAGACGCACAATATGATTCCGCATTATAGTTAATTTTAACACTATCATCTTGATTATGTTTGTAACACTGTTCATATAAATTATGAAATTTATTATATATGTACTTGTACATTTCTTTTGTTTCAGATAATCTCTTAAGTTCTTTATCCAAATCCTGTAGCGAAGAACAGAAATGAAGATCATTTACGAGAGTATTAAATACTTCTGTCATCGGCATGAATGTCGGAGATAAGAACTTATTCTTAGATAAATCGTAATCAAGAATTTTATTTCCGTCTTCATCATTATTATATCTTACATAAGGTATGGTAGATAAAAAGAATTTAACACTTTCTGGTAAAGTATCAAGTTTAGATGTTTCATAAGATGATTTATCATATTGATCTATGTTTTTGCTCATAGCTTTTTCGGTATCATCATCAATATTTTCATCAGAAACAACATCTTCTATTTTTCCAGAATATGCTGTAATAGTAGATTCTATGTATTCATTTATTTTATCAAGTAGTACATCTAATTTTGGATAAACTTTTGTAAAACCTACTATCTTTCTTTTTTTATCTAATATCGATTTATTTTCTGACTGAAATACTTCTTTAAATGCTCTATGTATATTATCAATTTCAGAATCATCAAGATGATTTCCGCATAACTCATCAATTAAGTCTTGTGATAAATTATTTACAAAACTAGTAGCATCTTTTATTTTATATTCTCCTGCATTTATTGAATCCAAATTCATTGAACTTGCTATCCAATAACCAAGAGCTCTTACCATTTCTTGTACATCACCAGAATTAGCTAAATATTTAAAGTCAGCGCTCTTTCCAGATTTATTATTAACAGTGTAATATAATCCTTCACCAAATAATTTTCTAAAACGTTTTTTCTTTTGTTCAGAAATTTCAATATTTGCATACTTACCTTTATTGGTATTATGAAACGTGTTTATCATATTAACAGCACCAATAACTCCTATTCTAGGTACTAAACCTAATTCAAGTGTAAGTTGTTTAAACCATTTAAATGGTTTTTTATACCACTTAGCTTGTTTTATAGCATCTTTATTAGTCATGTAATCCATATACATATCTGCAAACGCTTCAGCTATCTTTCTATCTGAAATATTTTTACCATTTCTTTTTCTGTACGAATCGTAAAATTCTTCACGTACATTATCTGGTAATACTAATTCCATTATTTTATGAAATGCTTCATGATATGCAACACTTCTTGGAGCATATTGTGATAGTTTTATCATCTAATCACAACATAAACCTAATACATATTGGTTATCACCTATCTAACCTAAGAATTTTTGATGTTCGTCTGCAAAATAAACAGCATCATGATTTCCAAAAACTTTATCAAAATATTCAACTATTTTTTGTCTAAACTCTTCAGACGTTCCTGGCATAATTTCATTAACATTCTGTGTAGAATATGTTAATCCACCAAGGTTTCTAAAGTTTCTGTTTCTTAAGCGTTCGTGCTATTTTTCAACAGATTTTACAACATCTTTTTTCTCTATTCCTATCTCTTGATTCTTATCAACAATTCCAAAGTTATCAACGTTTAATTGTGTATATGATTTTCCGATAGCTCTTGTACGCAATACACCATTACGTAACATATATCCAAGCCATGTAGATCCTTGTGTACCATCAGCGTTCTTGTGTGTAAAATCTTCTCTGTAAAAAACATAACCGTTTGGTAATTCAATTTTATCAGCATCTGTGTTTTTAAACATTTGCTTTGCTGTATAAAATACGCTATTCTATGAGTCAGACATGTTTTCGTTTAATAATTTAGCGTCAACATTGTTACTCATTCCAGATACATCTTTAATTAAATCATTGATTTGTGTAGATATATCATACTTTTTACTGCCTATTTCTACAATACCGGTATTATTTAATACAACCCTATTGTTAGTGTTATTATATACAGATAATTTCTTTTGATTTGATAAATCTGCCATATATAATCTCTATTGTAAAAGAGAATATATATCATATCCGTTTATATTTCTATCACCACGCATATATAATTGCATTAAATATACAAGTCGTTTTGCAGATTCTTCTCCAATTGCACCTGTTTCGATAGGAACACCTATATACTAATTATTACCAGTAGAATAAAAATAAATAACTGCTCCATTATTAATTGCTAAGTGTTGTTTCTAAAAAGTATCATCAAAACCACCAATACGTGTTCTAAGATCTGATCCAGCATATACGTCATAGAACATAGTTCCTGTATTCTTATTCATTGTAAATACAGATAAACCTATTCTATTTTCTTTAGATGTTTTTATAGTATATAAATCCTGTTCGTTTCCAAATCCTTTAAATAAAAAGTCTGTAACAAGGTGTGTCGATGCAACATTATCGTATTTAATACTACCTTTATTTGTACTTAGTGTAAAAGATATTTTTTTATTTTTATCTTCTGCTACTATCTTTAAAGCTTGTTTTACAATCTTTGCAAACTTACGATGTACATTATTTATCTTTCTTATTCTTTCCTGTGTTTCCTCATTAGATGTAGGTTGATAACCAGGACTAATTAATATAGGTAAATCTGCCCAGTTTTTCTTTCCATTATCATCAGTATATTCTATATACATTACAACATCACCTTCATTAATGTTATAACCATATCCTCTACTATTTCGATATGTCTTTGGCTTATTAGCTACATAGAACGATACCTTTACTTTTTCCAAGAAATCTGGTTTTTGTGACATATTATAATATGCATCATTATATAACATAGCATCCCATGCAGGATTGTGTTGTGTAGATGTGGCATATAAATCTGTCCATTTTTGAGAGATTCTATTAAGTTTTTCTGCAGCATCTTTAGGAGCTTCTGGATATTCTTTATCCTCACGCATTGAAAATTGCTCATTGAAATCTCTAATTAAATCCAAGCCGTCCTGTATGTCATTTTCAAGTATTTGTTTCTGTGTAACATCTTGTATATATGTAGTATTAAATTTCTAAGCATTATCTATAAGCTTAGCAAAATAATTATTTAATAGTATATCATACCATTCTTGTAATACAGGTCTATTATGTAAGTCATTTAAAACATGCTCATGAAGTGTTTTTGTCCAGTTTTTAATTGTATTATGTAATTGGAAATATTTCTCACCTATACCTTTTACAGTTCTTGATGTATTATCTCCTGTACCAGTATTATCTATTACAAAATCTTCAAGCCACCACTTTTGAACAAACTTAGACATTTCACCAAAATTAACAGTATTTTCTGCAAGTTTCTCCATAGCAGAAGCTATTAACTCTTGTTCACGTGTTACATCTACTACATTAGTATTAGGATCTTTTAACACCATATCTAATGCTTTTTGTGCGTCAAATACACATTGATATAGTTTCTTAACGTTATCTTTTTCTTCTTGTGTAGTAGCCTTTAAACCTGGAATATTAGTTAAAGTACAATCTAATTCATTGCATATATCAGATAAATAATTTATTTTATCTTCTACTTCTTGTGGAATTAAGTCTTGATTCTTAAATAACTCTTCGAATGAAACATCAAAATATTCTTTATTTTTAGATTTCTCAATAAAATCGTTTATTTCACCTATCTTTCCAATAACATCATCATATTTATTAGAAAGTTCCTTGAAATATGTGTTATATTGTTCAGCTGTATATTGTTGAGAAACAGTTAATTCATTAAGTTTATTAAACCGATTGTTGTTTATACTGTCTACAATACTGTTGTATATTTTTATTTGTTCATTAATACGAATAATTTGTTCAACTGCTTTTTCATGTTCTTCGGTAAGATCTACTTCATTTTCATGTCCCAATTTTGTTGATATATGCATATAGTTGATTTTGCCATCCGTTTTTTGTACAAATATTGTAGGAAGGTTTTCTATATCACATGTCACAGGTAATACAGATAAAGACTTTGTTATCTATCCGAATTTACTTAATAATATATCTTCTATTTGATGAAGTATGTTTTCTTCTCTCTAATGTATTGTATAATTAGCTTTACGTCCTGGTTTATAGTCCCACCTTGATTTTATGTCAATATACGAAGATAAAATATCTATTACATGAATATCTTTGTTTTTATCTATAACTATAATATCAGCTTGTACAGAATTTCTAGTATTTGTATCATACAACATCTAATTGGTATTTATTATTTGATATCCTAAATCATCAAAAGACTTCTTCAACGATGTCATATCTGCTATAAATTCCTCGTATCCAGAAAAACCAGAAATATTACGTACAGCAGAATTATCACCTACAAGAATTCCTATTGCAGCACTTCTAACAAGTTCTCCTGCAATTATACCAGGACTAGGTTTATAATTGTATATATGTACTATAATAGCTTGTTCGATACCTTCAGTATTTCTATATTTTACATATGTCTATATTGGAAAACCTTCTGGAGCTATTTGTTTTAATGCATTTTCAAAAGATTCATCCGATGTATTAAGCTATTTAAGTTTTTTAGCTTGTTCTTCATAGAACGAAATTGTTTCATCTGTAAAATATAACTTATCTTGTTGATTTTTACATACTACAACACTACCATCTTCAGTCTATACAATAGTATTAAAATACGTAGATATATCTTTTATTATATTTTGATTATCTTTGTTTATTGTATTCTATATAGTATTATATAACTGTGCTGCTGGCTCGATTTGATGCGGAGCTGTGTATCCATAAGAAGCTATTTCTTCAGGAGAACTTAAATTATTCAATATGTCAGAATTAAATATAGCCTGTTTTGCAGCATATTTACTATATAATTCTTTTATTGCTGGCAATACACTATCTATATCTATATCTTCTGCAATTTCTTTAAGTTCTTCCACAAACTAAGCTATTTTATATGTAGAAGTTTTTGCTTGCTATAAGAGATAATTAGCTGCTTGAGCTAATTGAGGAAGAGCTGGAATAAAAGAACCATATGCATTTCTTCTAAGTTTCTTTTTATTCTTTTCATATACCTCTTTAGCCTTTGCTTTACGACGTTCATATTTTTCTTTAGCTTTAGCTAAATTAGAGTTTCGCTTTTCTCTGGTAGAATCCCACTTTGTTTCAGATGCAGGCTTAGACTCTACAGTTGTTGTAGAATCACTAGGATCAAATGGTATATGATCATCCGGTTTTATACTTTCTGTTTTAGTATTTTTGCGCTCAGCTTCTTCCTATAGAGATTCCATATATTTATTTATAATATCGCCTTCAAACGCATCAGATGCCATCCAATTTAACTTAGCATTTTCTCTGTCTGCTTCACGTATTTTATTTACACGAGTCTTATATTCATTGTTTTTTACATCTTCTGGATTATATGGAGTTGTAATATCTTCGTTTCGTATAGACTCAGCTTTATCGGTATCTCCAGACATTAATGCTGCAATATATCTACGATCTCTATCCATACCTTTTTTATACTAGGTGGGATTATATTCGTACTTGTCTCCATTCTTAACAAGACCGTATTGAAATTGATTAATATACGATTGTGTTACAGCTCTGTCAGCTGCAAGAGCTACACTATTTAATTCAAGTTGTTGAATATCATCCTAGTTTACAGTAGATACATCATTTATAGCTTCTAGTGCATCGAGTAAGTCTGCGTCAGTTTTTCCTAAATTTATATTTGGATCAAGCTACTTTAAAGCGCGCTTAGTTTCTTCTATCTATGCAATGGTACTATTTAATATAGTCTTAGCATCTGGGCGCTTTGTCTTTAATTTAAGTTTGTCTGATAAAAAATTAAAGAAATCTTGTGCAGAATTCTGTTGACCTTTAAATTTAAGAAGCGCTTTAAGTCTATTTACAAGTCTTGTTTTTTCACGAACATACTCTCTATAATTTATTAAACCTTCTTCTTCTACTTTGTCTTGAGCTTCTTTTCTTATTTTTTCAAGACCTAAATTAAATTCCGGATCTTTCGTATCTTTTCCATCCTTTTTAGCTTGTTCTATTGCATCTTTTACAGCTTTATTTCCAGCTTGTATTCTTTTTTGTGACAATGCTAAATCTAAAGATAAATCACCTGCTCTTGCTGCAGTTACAATATTATCTATATCATTATTAAGTTCATTATTTTGATATGCACTCCTTAAATTAGCATCATTTTCAGATCTTTGTTTTTCGTTTTGTTCCTATTGAGATTGTAAATCATATATGTCTGCAATAGCTGTAGCATATTCTTTAGTACCATATTCAATACCTTTAGCTTTTAATTGCTGTTTAAGCTTTTCATTTTTAGTTAAAGATATAATTTTATTTGCAGCATCTATCTTTTCGTCGTAATCATCTTGAGTATAAATAGTGTTTTCTCTGCGTCTGTCGTTTTGATACATAGTCTACATAGACTCTATTACTTCAGCACCTCTACCATTCATAGCTTGTTCTGCAAACGCAACATTAGCTGCCCTATCAAGACGATTTCTTTCTCTATTCATAACAGCTGACTGTCTTATAAACTGATCCGTTTTATACTATCTAACAGCATTTTTAACATTTCCGTAAAAGTTTATAAGTTGTCCTGGATGAAAACCTCCCATACCACCTAAGGCAAATCCACCTTTTACGTTCTACCAAAATTCAAGATCATCATCTAATTTAGAATTACCAATACCCATTAATGATAAATATGCTTCAGCAACTCTTCCACCTTGTACAAAATCATTTATAATAAGGTCTCCTAAAGATGCATTACCAAAACCATACTTAGATGCGAAGTCTTCTTTTGAATTCAAATATTGAACACCTTCTTCTGCACCTTCGGATGTAGCCTGCATAAATCCTCTTCTTGCAGCATTTAATCCATATCTAGCACCTATTCGCATCCAATCTTTAGGTAATAATTTATCATATATATTTTGATACTTGTTCATAATTTGGTCACCATATCTTCTTACAAATGCTTTTGCCTAAGGTGTTAAAAGTTTAGAACCATAATGTGCAACTTCTCTTGCTGCAGCACCAGCAGCACCAAAAGCAATTCGTCCTCCATAACCAAATCCAAGAGATTCTCCTATAGCAGAACCTGTATCGTAACCAGAACTCATTCTGCTTTTAAATGTACTAGTAGGTCTTCTAAATCCATTTGCATATCTTTCTGCAGTCTATTCTGCAGCATTGCTGACAGCTTCACCAGATACTTTAGATATTATTTTTCCAGCTTTTGTTTTAGCTACTTTATTAACAAGTTTCTTTGATAAAACTTTACCACCATCAAGTACAACATCTCCTGCTTTAGCTAGAGGTTTAGTCGGTAAGAAGTTCATAGCAAGCTATATAGGCATTTCACCCATTGTTCTTACATTATCTGCCCAAAACTATGCTTTAAGACCTTTATTTGAGTTTAACATTGCTTCTTGTAATCGAGGGTCATTATTTTTAGTAAGTCCCATTACAAGATCTCTCAATGCATTTTTATCATCTTCTTCTGTACCAGAATTATATCTTTCGTTTATCCAATCTTTAGAATAACCATGTTTTGTATAATACTAAATACTTTGTTTTTTTAAATCACCTAAAATGTCACTTTTTGATTTAGGATCATCATTAAAGAAAGATAACTCCTTTATAGATTCATATAGATTATCTACTTTCTTCTATCCTGTTTCTGCATAGTTTTCATCAAAACCTCCTTTTATCTGTCCTGGAATAGCTAAAGCACCTCCAATATTAGTTACAGCTGCTCCAGCAACAGGTGATCCTAACATTGATACAGCAGCTCCAGCAGCTAAAGATCCATACTATATTAAGTTAGATTTAATTTGATCCATTGAAGAATTAGAACTTCCGATCATTCCTGGAGCAACATAAAACCGATAATCTGGACTAAACAATGATGCATCCTAATGAATCTATTTTCCTTTTTTATATGCTTCAGATACTCTCCAATAATCATTATATTGATCATTTAATTTAGAGGTTTCTAAATAATCATTCTAAAGTTCTTTATTTTCAGCATCAATCTACTATTTCAGATGTTCTGTAACTTTTAAATCTTTATCTAGTTTTTGCTATATAGACTTTGGTTCTTCATTTTTATTTTTTGGAGAGTTATATACCTGTATACCAAACTGAGGAAGGCTCATATAAGATCCTTTATTACCTTCTGTTTGATTATTGTTTGCTATTTTTTCATCATATTCACGTAATAATTCAGCTCTTCTTGCAGCTCTATATTCTGCGCTCTTCTTAAGTTTATTATAGGTACCAAGATAATTTAATAGTTTTACAGAATCCCATAATTCTCCTGCAATATATCCTCCAAGACCTCCATGATTAAGAACATAATCTATTTTATATTCTTCATCAAGTTCTTTTAACTGAGGATTATTCATCTTCTATTTAAGAAGATTTATTTGATTATTGTATTCGCTTATTTGTTTCTTTACCTCATTATAGCGTTGTCTGAATCTAGGATCATTTTTAGAATTAGGTTGAGATACTGTTTCTGCTAAAAGATCCTTTTGGTTTTCAATAATATCAATATTTTTTTGTATATTTAATCTTTGTATATGAGCATCAGCCTAACTCTTAGTTAAGTCGTTAAAATTCTTTTGACTAGCTATTGACTCTAAATGATTTGAAGTAGCATCACCAACAAGACTTCCTATCATGTTGTTAAAATTATACATACCCTTAAGTATGTCTCTCCATGAGTTAGATGCTCCTTCTTTATTGTAACCCATTTTAACAAGATTCCTCGCAAGAACACCCTTATAACCATCACCATGTTCAGCTAATTCGTTTACCCAATTTGTAAATTCTTGTTCGTACTCTTTATCATTCTGTTCAGCATTACGTTTGTGTTTTTCAGCGATTTTTTTATCTAATTCTTCGTAATTACGTTTGCGTTTTTCAGCGGTTTTTTTAGATTCAGCTTTCTGATTTTCTATAAACTATCTGTATCTAGCTTCTTGATTTTCTCTGTCAGTTCTAGTTTTTACAGCTTTTCTTACTATATTACTTGCTTTATCTATAGATGAATTCCCAGGCGTAGTAAAACGCTTGGGAACTATTTTATTCATCTATTCAAATGGATTTGTTTTTTTAAATCCATAACCTAAATTAGGTATTCCTATTTTATTATATTCCATAATTAAGGCTCTAAATATTTTTTAGTATATTGGTAATCTTTCTCAAATACTTCCATTTGTACAACACCTTTACTTCCTCTAGGTTTTATTATTTTAAATTTAGGTATTTGTTTTCCATTACTATCAGTATTATATCCAGATTGATATTTTATAGATCCGGAAATATAATATCTAGTTTTTCCACGCTTATCTGTTTTTGCATGAAGTTCTCCAGCAGGTTCAAAATAGAAGTCAGAAGCACTTTGTGGTAATTTAAATTTAATTCTATAATTAGGTGTTTTTCCATATACACTATTCGTAGTATAGAATAAATTGTTCACTTTATCTTTAGGTATGTTATAACTCTTAAATCTACCTTGATCATCATATATTTCTTTAATTCCTGCGCCAGGTGACGAATTAATCTTTAAATATTTTGTATCTTTCGTATCATAGTGAACAGAACCTGTTCCATTATTATCAGCACCTCTAAATATATTCTATGTTATATCTTCAACTTGTTTTAGTTTATTAGCATATTTATAATCAGTAGCAGCATTAGCAGCATGTTCTCTAATACCTTGATCTGCTCTATATTTAGTTAAAGCAAATTCATCAGCATCTTTTTCTGAATATATACGTTTAGCTTGTGAATGAGCAACATCTTTTATAAACTACTAATCTATTTGATCTTGTGTAACATATGGATTTTCATGTCGCATCTTATTACTAAGAACATTATAATAATATCCTCCTAATGGATCATTTTTAAGATATTGTGCTTTTTCTTTAGCGACATTTAATAAATCATTTTCATCAATACCTTTATATCTATAACCACCTTTAGTTCCTTTATCGCTAGCATTCATACCACTGTATATAGGATCTGATAATTCAGTAAGAGTCATATATTCTTCAGGTGATGTTCTAGTCCATATTCCATTTTTAAGTGTATCGTAATCCTCAAACGATGGAATACCAAGCTATTTTAATGCATAATCTTCATAATCCTTATTATATTTGCGTTTAGTTGAAAGATTTGCTCTATTTATAAGATATTGTTTTGCTGCTTCTGCGCCCATTTTGAGTTTCTATAACTCACCATATGGTATTGAATTTATAGCTTTCTATATCTATGCTCTACCTTCAATAGATCTTAGCATATCTGGACCATATTTATTCATAACTTCACGTATAGCACCATTTGTAAGTTTGTCCCAATTCTCATTATCTTTAGCAAAAGGACTATAGAAATCTCCATACTCTTTTCTAAAGTCCTTTAAATCCTTTTGTGTCTATAGATAATCTTCTCGTAATGCGTTTACATAATTCTATTGGGCATTATATACCATTTGTGCCATTCGTGGATCAAACACGTCGTCTATCTAATAAACAATGGGCTATTCTTTTCCTAATATATCCATAATTATTTTAAGTTATTCATATATGATTTTATCTGCATCATTCTGTCTAGTCTAGAAAACGGATTAATTCCAGGAATTGATGCATTGAGTGGCATAAACTAATTATATTTTAATTGCGGGAGTGTCGGTTTTACAAGCTTGTTGTAAAACGCATTTTTTGCGTTTTGCTTTGCTTCTCTTCGAAATTGTCTGCCAAGTTTTCGTAAATTAATTTCAATCGGTTTTTTATTTACAGGAGTTTGAACATTATTGTCTTCTGAGTTTATTCCACCCTCTTTTGCATAAAGATCTAACATCTTATTATTATATTGTTCGCTCTTATATTGCTAATAGTTATCAAATAAATTTTTAGTAAATCCAGATATTGAATTAAGTATACCTTGATTAGCACTTTCAATACCTCTAAGTCGTTGCGCAGTAGCTTCTCTAACTCTTTCTTGTTGTACTTGATTAGCTTGTTGTCTGGCTGCAGCATCACGAGCACCTTCCTACAATAATGCTTGAGCATATTGCTGACGATACTTATTGTTTGTTTCATTTGCAGCAGCATAAGTATCAGAAAGATTACTCATATATGAATTATTAAGTGCTGCACGCTATACCATTTTTTGACCAGGTGATAATGCACCACCGTTATTAATTCCATACAACCCCTGTCTGTATGCATCATTTATCGCATTTACCGAGTTGTATGGATCATATCTAAGTGAGTTTAACTCGTTAAGTGCAGTGTTTGCTGATTCATTTCTAGCGTATGGAGACTGCGAACTTATCGGAGAATTCTTATACATATTTCGCTAATTTATAGCGGTAGCAAGCCCAAATGCGGAAGGTATAGATGTCAGTATTGAATTTGTTATATAATCTTTACCTACATCATATGATCCCATTGGCATTGTATTGTACATATTATGTTGTATTTTCTATCTATTCATTATTTCCTTACCTTCTTTTAATAATTGCTATTTATATAGATTAGCCTGTGTCAAATTTAATTCTTTTGTTTTGTCACTTCCGTTTCCTCGCTATATTTTATCTATAAGCTTATTTGTTTTCTCTACTTCTTGTGCAGGTTTAGCTGCCTAATCTGCGAAACTTATACCATTTGTTAAGTCAATATCATTTCCTGCAATATAGATATGGTCTCCATTTTGTGCTGATGTAAACTAATCATCAGCTCTCTTTACCCCTTTGCTTACATACGATGCAGTTCCATTTACAAAATCCCACTAAGATTCTCCTTTACCGATACGACCGTTTATTGGACCATATTGTTCACCTTCCGGTGTCCATACCTTACCGAATGCTGGAACATGCTTTTCATCAGTCTTACTTCTATATGAATCTTTTCCATTGTCTGCACTATATAATGTTGAAGTTGGATTATTGTTCTTATAATAATCATTTAGTACAGACTATGATTTAGCCACACTCATGCTTTGTCTATTTGCCAACGTGTTAGAAAAATTTACATTTCTAATTCTACGCTCAAGTTTTCTTTTTCTATGTCCGCCTCCAAACAATGATCCAAAAAATCCAGTTATTGCTCCTGCAACTCCTCCAATAGCAGTACCAAGAGGTCCAAACATACTTCCTAAACCAGCACCTGCCGACATTCCAGCTGTCGTATTTTTTAATCTTGAAGCTTGTTCTTTTTTTCTAAACATACGCATTTCATTACCAACATCGATGCCTCCGTATGCGTTATATGCAACTCCGTTTACATTATTTGTTAAAGTAGTTGCTCTACTAGCGATATCTGAAGAACTTGCAATATTATTTTTCATATCGGCAAAACCTCTGATCATATTAAATGTTCCATATGCAGCTTGTAATGCTCCAAGTGCTTTTCCTACACCACTGGCTGCACCACTGGCTGCACCACTGGCTGACGTATTAGCTGCAGATTTAGCCATAGAATTGGCCACTGTTGTTGTTATTGGCTATACAATTGATGATGCTGCTGTAGTTCCCATATTTTCTAATGCATCTTTCAACTACTAATCGAGTATTTGTTTGTAGTATTCAGATGAGGTATTTAATTGCATCGATGGCTATTGCACATTCTACTCAGTATCACGTCCACTTGTTGTATCATCAGTAGGATCGTATGTATTTTTATCAGACAAATCGTATTTAGGTAAATATTTATACTTTAAGTATCCTCTTTTTCTCATTTTAATTATATGATTTTCTAGTTTTAGTTATTATATTATATATTGAAGATTTCTTTGAAGGATTAAGATCTGTATATGTTTCAACCATCCATCTTCCTCGCATTCTCCTACCATATTCATTCATATATACATCTGTAGATGTGTTTTTATCATCGCAAGTTCTTGGTATCGGATAACATACACTACCTTCTCTATCTGTAACAAATGTATCTGTATCAGAAACATACGATTCTCCTTTATACATATCGGTAAATACTTTTAGTTTTCTATCTTTGAAGAACTGATTATTTTCAAGTGTATCTGTACCGTATCTATTAGAATATTGTATCTATTGGTTATCAAATATTTTTACACTGTTTGTATCATTATTAATCACAAATTGTATTGACATTGGTTTTAGATATTGTATATCGGAGTTATCTCTATTAATAGAATATTTTTGTATTATACCTTTGTTGGTGTAATTACCATCATCAATTAGTTCAAACTTACATACGTAGCCAAGTATATTATAAAATCCTAAGAATTTATGTTTTTCAACTTCTGCGTCGGTGTATTCAGAAATAAGTGTTTGAGCAAAAGAGTATTTAGTATTAAATATAATAGAGTAATACTAATCGTTCACTTTTAGATTTCCAAAATACAATTCACTTCTCATATTATCAAATACGATTTTTGGGGGCAATATGTGCCGTTTTTCTGCACCATCTTTTATTTGTACATCATAATAATTATTAATAATATTAGATACATTTGTCTAACTACTATAATTTATACAATTAAGTGTGTCAAATGAATTTATCTTTGTTTTAATCTGGCATATACAGTTATTATAATAATCAAACCAATATATTGCATCACTCGTTCCAATTTTACACATATCCATGTACCTCATTCCATAAGAAGAAGAAATGTAGTTTATATTTTTTAAAATGTCGGAAGTTCCAATAATAATATTTTCACCAGACGTATTTTGCATTGTTTGTTTTTCATTTATAGATAACGTTCCAATGCCATTTTCCTAAAATACATATGTTTTATTATCGTATGTAAATAAATCCGTAATCCTTCCTAATTTATCATTTCCGTCGATAAAATTAGCCACTTTATAAATATGCCAATTATCTGTATTTTCACCATTTGTTTTTGGATTAGAGTAAAATATTCTTTGTGGAAAATTAACAACAGACTCTTCATATGATTCAGCATTAAAAACACTATTTGAGAAATCGTTGTCTGAATATATTGAAGCATATTCATACGCCTGATTTTCTTGCGCACCCTAATTTTCCAATGAATAAGGTTGAATTTCTACACTAGTAAACTAATCATTGTTAACTTCTCCATAGGTTAACTTTTCATTAACTAAACTATACATTGGAATTTTATTTCTAATTTGCGTTGACTGTAGATTATTATAATAGTCAGTAAAATCATATATTTTGTGTGCAGATATTATATTATATTTTTGAAAGTAATGTAATCCATCAAATACATAATTTTTTTTATCAATATTAACAGAATTTCCGAAATCATAATATATATCATACTACATTTCGTCTTTTGTTTTTCCAGAGAATTGTTGTACTTCATGTGTTAAGTCACAAATATAACTACATAAGTATCGCTAAGAAGCCAGTGGAGTAAGGGGTGTTTTTGCAAGAGCTATAAATGATCTTCCTCCTACACATAATGGCCCATAAGCTTCAATATGAAGATTATTGTCCTTCCACGTATATTCTCTAAAGTTTTTCCAGTTATAACTTATACCAGTATTCCATTTAAAATTAAACTAAAATAGTGCAGACGAATCATCTCCTGGATCCCCATCATACTTACCAAATGAAGCAAAATTTACAAAACTGTTTGATCCAACAGCCTAAACAAAATTTGTGTATTTTTTTATAGCATCATTCACAACAGTTCCGTTACGTTTTACTTCTGTAAACGCGTCATTCCATTTAAGTTCTTTGACTTGATTTACTTTTTGAAGTTCTACGGTATCGTATTTAACATTTCCAGCATTAAAGATATCGTAATTATACTAATACTGTGATTGTTTTTCTGCGCCACGACATTTAATTTTGCTTCTGTTGATTACATTAAATATTCCTTTTGCTAGATCATTTCTATTAACATCGTTGAGTTTTTTATCTAAATGTATGTCACTGCCCCAATTATCATCAGCATATAATAGATCACATGCTGATCTTATATAATATTTTACAGACATATTTTGTACAGATCCTGTTATTTTTGTATATATGCTATCATTTATGTGATTGATTTCGGGAGAATATAGTTGATATAATTTAGGAACATTCTGTTTTACTTCACCTGTTCCAGGATAACATCCATTTGGCCATGGCGGTATACCATAACCGAGTCCTATGCATATATTGTTAATAGTTATAAAACCTAATGAATAATATGGACTGTATAAACGGTTTTCAGCGCTAATATCATCACCTCCGTTATTTACCTATTGATCCTATCGCATTACATTACTAACAACCACCTATCCTAATATTCTTGTATAAATATCACGTTTTTTACACCTAACTATGATGTACTTGCATATGTTATTTTTTATAAGTTGCTCTGTCTAAATAACACTAAACTGGATACCTATTATTGGTAGCTTCCCGTTATGTATCCCACTTGTATATATATCTTCTAGTATATTAGGTGCTTTTATATCGGCAATCCAGTGAACATTACTTCGTTTTCCTTCTTTATTATAAAATACAATACCATATCTATAGGTCTCTCCTGGCATGAGAGTTCTAAATAAACTAGATACAAATATATCATTGTATCCTGCATCACATGGAAATTTAATTTGTACACCTTTTTCTTTTATCAATCCATTAACAGATCCAGATGCAGAATAATCATATAATGAGTATTTTCCATCACGAGTCTTATTTAAATAATAATATTTATCTTCTATTGAAGAATCGTTAACGGTAGTATCTTCTTCGGTCTTTCTCCACTAAGAATTTAGTATGATAAATCTCCACTATACACAATTAGAAAATCCGCCAACTATATTATTATAATCATTAAATGGATCTATTTCTCCATTTTTGTCAAACGGAACGACGTTTTCTACTTCAGATGGCGATAAATCTTTATTTATGTCAGAACCTTTCATTATGACTATATCATCTTCACCGTATTTCTTTTTTATCTATTTTAAGACCTGATCTTTATTTGCATATACATTATCTATGATGATATCTATAGGTTTACCTCCACAAGTACACGGAACTGTATATCCTGGTGGAATTATGTATTCCTAAGTAGTATCAAAATAAACAGATAACTTTTTGTCACCTATTGTAATATTAAATTTTCCATACATCATTGCATCAGTATCCGATGTATCCTAAACCATTTTATACTTACACCAAAAACCAGTACCAACGTGTCGCTATTTTTTGTCACTATTAATTAATACAATATTTCCGTTTTTACTAATATTACATCCATAATATCCAACACGCTCATCTCCATTATCATCAGTATATATATATTTTCCTGTTATATTAAATTTTGTTGTTGGATTATCCTATTTACTCAACACTCTATAATCAAATGTAAATAATCCCATATTATGTTTGTTAATATTTACATCATCTCCAATAACTTTAAATATACCGTATTTTATTTTACTATGAGTGTATTCGTATACATATCTGTGTTCATGTCCGTCATATGGGTTTTCATAATATGTTCCAGTATCTATTGTACAGAATTTATTATTTTTTAAAAAATTATCATCAATCTCATTAAACTATTCTAACTTATGACCATATGTAGTTATATAATCATTGAAATCCTCATTAGGTAGTGTTGGTCCAGCGTATTTACCCCAAGTACACATAACATCTGTACGAGCATAGCACCTATAACCAAATATACGTGATAATTGAGATTCTCCAGATTTTATACGTGCAATTTCTATATCTTCATATCTACCGTGTTGACGATACAAATATCGGTACCCAGTATCCCCACCAGGGTAATTATTTATAATTCCAGATCTAACGCCATCATAATCCTGAACGTCTGTTAAATCGTATTTAATAACCTATCCATCATTTTTAAATATTGTATATATAGCTTTATTATCATATGTGTATCCAGGGTTATCTGGTATAGTAAATGTTTCAAGCGACGTCTTTTCTTTTTCTTTTTTACCGATACACAATGAGTACGTCTAAAATGATGTATTTTTTATATCAGATATCGTTGTACTGTCAGTAATATCTCCGACAATTCCATACTAACTATTATATGTAAATACGCCAGGTGTAATGCGTTGTGAATAAGTAGATTGTAGTTCTTCTAGTTTAAGCTTTTCTAATGTAGAATTTCCAGTATCTGTATACGTAATGTCTCTAGATATTTTAGTATCACATATGGTATATACTTCTGCATTTTGTCCAGGTTTTATATAATGTATTCGGTATATCTTACACATATCGAATAATTTTTTATAATTATCATTGATTTCAACCTTCAAAATAATTCCTATTCCACTGTCGGTATTTTCTGCACATCCTTGTTTTTTAGTTCTATTGTTAGATATTATTTGTATTTTATTGGTCAATAATGATAAGCAGCTTTGAATCCCGTGTTTTTTGTATAATATACATGCATATTGAACCTATCCTGTTTTTAGATTTCCAGATGTCTGGCCCATGATAATAGGTTTATCTGGAATGTAATTATTGTTTTGTATATATTTAGTGTGTATTATATATTCATAATCATGTGTTGATATATAAGATATATCTGAGATATACTATCTTGCATTATCACTTATATTAATCTACATCAACTGATGTATTCCATCACAAATATATAGATTTATTATGTTATCGGTTTCTCTATGAATAGATGCAGATATATTTTTTACATCTTTGTATAATTCTGGTGTATCAAGATCACAGATGCTAAATTTTCTGTTCATCAATATTTTACCAGGATATTTATCATCTTTGTCTTCATCCTGTCCAGTAGCGACGCTTATTAGATAATAATCTTTACCGTCCCTTCTTCTAAGTCTAGATTTATATAAAACAATAAGTTTATTATTTACAGTAAACGTGTTTAATATATATAAAAATTCATGTCCTGATCCTTCAAACACAATCTCTTTATTCTTATATGTTATTGGAGATATTATTCCCTGCTTTTCTTCTACCTAGGCCTTATTATTATCGAAATAATCTTTTCCGTTAATTTGTCTAATATTTACAGCATGCGAATATTGTCCACTTGGCATAGAAGCAAACGATGTGTCAGAATTCATTCCGCCATTAAACGTATTTATAAAAATATTGCTCTACTTGTTTTGTTCATTAGTATCCATAATAATAATCATTAACGACAGATTGTGTTATACCTATATTATTAAAGAATGTTTCATCTCCGTCCCAGTCAGGTATTAACTTATTCCAGTCTCGTTTAATATTCTACATATCATCTGCTGTAGGCATCATTGCTTCTGCATAAGCTTGTGCACAATAAAAATTCCACTACTGTCTTATGTAATTGTATACATTACCGTTGTTATTAACGCCTTTGCCACCAAGATGTCCCTTTAAAAACTTAGAGAAACTGAGTTTCATAACAACATACCAGTATATCGCTTCTTGATATGAGGCTAAGTCTGGTATCAATGGATATCCTCTATCATCAGTAGCTATCGCTTTGTATGATAATTTTATATATCCATTGTTAATATTAGTAACAATCCAACCAGGCTTTATAAAATATTCAGGCTTATTAACATTAATAGTTTTGTTTTTATTTGATGTACAGCACTAATTTAAATGCTTTCTATTCGGTTCTCTAAATATTCCAGTACTAGTGCTCATAGGAACCCACGGTCCATTCTCATTTTGAGAATACGCTACACCATCTAGATTTACAAGATCGTCTGGTATTGGAACTTGATGGTCTTGTATTTTTAATATAGGTGTACCATCAGAACCAGACTCTTTTCTTATATACTACATTGGTGCTCCTATTTTTTCAATAGCCTCAAATATCCATTCTCGAATATCTGTGATTCTATTTCTTGCTTCACCGGAATCTAAATCCGACATTATCTTTGCTATGACGGATTCACATTTTGTATATTTGTATATCATTTATATCTAAATAATCTTGTTTATTAAATATTAGTTGCGCTAACTTTCGTTTATTGTCACGAACTAAACACAATTGATATCTGTATCTATCAGGGAATGTTCTAGGTATTTTAGACCAATATAATCTATATTTATATCCATTTGAGTGTTCATTTAAATGATATATATGCTTATTATATTCTTTACTAGATTTATAGTCTATAGATAAAGATTTAGGTGTAAATGTATTAGGTTTATATTTACCTATCTATATAAAACCTAATCCATAAGGCATTTTAAAGCCCTCTGAGCAGTTAAATATATGCTACAGTATAACATTACACATCTCTTCTAATATGCGCGTATACGTAAAATAATCAAGCTCTATGGGCAATAATTTATACATATCCCTGAATGTTATCGATCTTTTACTTCTAGTCATCTTGTGGTCCGTGTGGTTTAATACTAGCTAACGTTGCATTATTACTGTCATCACTTGGTCTACCTAACATAAACGGAAGTTCATTCTTAAGTATATATTCCTTTATTTGTGGCACTAACCAATATGGAATCTTTATATCATCCTCATCTACATCTTCAGAATCATTATCTGTAGCAAGATCTTCGAATATAGCTTTTACCCATATGTACTTTAGTTTATTATGATCTTTGGTACCTTGAATATAAATATGTCCATCGTCGTAATATGCTGTTAATTCATTGCCGGTGTATTTTCTAAAATACTGAAAATGTCTTCTAAGATGGTTCATGTATTGTATAACACAACCATCTCTATCGTGTACTGCTATAATACTATCATCATCGTCATCATACACGTTTTTTAACTTCTATATTGTACGTCGTGTAAAAATAGGACCTTCTCCTTTCTCAGGATCTATATCTTCTAGTTCTAATGGTCCTTTTTCCCTAATAAAGATATCGTCTATATAATCTTCAAGCTCGTCGTTATTAGGACACTGTTGTTTCTATTGATCGAGTCTATTTTTTAGTAACATCTACTTATAGGCTCTAATCCACGTAGCTATTTGATGTCTAGACAAATCTTCACTTTCACTTATGTTATTATTACGTACAATAAGAAGTATATCGTCTATAAATTCTCTTAGTGAAATGTATGTCATAATATTAATTGTTTGATTCAACTATTCTTACATCATCGTTTTTAAGTAGATCATTAGTATTTACAATTTTATACTTATATTTCTTGATTTTCTTAAAATCTAATGTAAATAATCGTTTTATAAAATTCTTTTTGTTCTTATATTCTTTGGTAGTATAAATATATAAATACTAAGTATTCTCTACATTTAAACCTATACTAACGGTATCCTTACCTATAGTATAACGTACGGTTGTTAAAGGATTATACTATATACTATCTGTATATATTGTATCTTTTATTAAGATATCCCCCTTAACCCCCTTACTCTTTATAACGTTTATTACTTGAGTTTGCGTTGCAGCAGTTTTAACCTGTTTAGGTTTTATTTTTAACTCTTTTCTAACACTATCTAACTTCTGTATAACAGAATCTTTTGAATTCTATAGCTGCTCCACTGTAAGTTTTAAAACATTTGAAGCCTACTAAGAATCATTATATAATTCCTAATAGGCTTCAATATTGTTCTAAGATATTTCCAGGCTTTCTGTAAGCTTTTTATTCTATTTGTATGTAGTTATACTGAATAATAATAAAAGTCCAACAGAGAGCCAGGAAATAGCCTTAAATAGAGTTTTACGATTAGCTATTAGATTCTTTATTATTGCTATCGCTCCCATTTTTATTTTCAAAATCTAAATTTATGCCTGTATAAGCTTCTCCCTTTTTCTTAAGATATTTACCCAAAGATCTCCAAGGTCCATTAGGATACAATGTATTTAAGTTTTCAAGTATAGACCATAGCTCGGTTAATGTAATAATAACTGTTGCGCCACCAGTAAGTACAAATACTCCAGTAGTGCCGATTACTGTAAATTCTAACAATCTGGCTAATGCTATTATTGCGAATTCAGCTTTTATCTTATTCCATGTACCTTTGCGTGTTTTACTACTTGTTATCTTACTATTCTACATTTTTGCCACCTATATACCATATAACATATCAACAAAAGATGCAGTAAAACATGTAATTAATAGACCTATTATAGGTGTAAAATAAGCTGTCAACAGGGCTCCTGTGGCAATCATTGTCTTTCCGACAAATGTATTACCACTAATTGAGTTAATGGCAGATGTGATACTTGACCACACGTGCCCTATTGATTGCGTGAACGTCATTTTATAGTTATCTTGATTATTTCTTTTTCGTTAGCTTTCTGTAATATAGAAAATAACTTATTGTATGTATCTCTTGATTCGAGAACTTTTCCAATAGCCTTATTCTTACCGACAAGAATACAACCTAATGAATCTTTTTCAGTGTTTCCTGTATGTATACGTATACCTGAAAAACCGGGTACATTTAATAACAATGGCATCTATTTCTTAAATCTGTTACTATAACTTATTACAATTCGATATATTCCGGTAGGTATCGCTGTTTCACCATATACCTTATTAGACTTTATCTATTGTTCTGTCATAGACTATGTTAAACCTCTGTCTGTATCTTCGAGTGTATCACAAAAATACTAATTATTTATATAAAGCTTACCTATTGTATATTTGTCTTTTTTGGCTACTCTTTGTAATAATATTTCCATAACTTAACTATTGTAAATTGAGAACATAGTATATTCTGATATATTAGGTCTATCTTTAATCAGAGCAATAAGTTTACATTCTGTTTTATCGTTTATACCTAAAACATTTATATGGACGTTTCCTTCATCATCTATTGTACTTCGGTTTTCATCAAATCCTCCTGTAACTTGAAGTGTAACTGCTATATATCTATTTATATCGTACTTATCGAGATCGTATGCTCCGTAAGCCGAAGAAAGAGTAATATAATATCCGGTCGGACTAGAATCAAAATCACTAGCTGAACAAATATGTAAAGATTGTGAGTTAATCATTGGATTATGGGCTTTAATAATTATATCGAATAATCTATCATCGTAGCGATCCCTAATACCGTCAGTAGAAATTCTTATGTAACTATTAATATTGTTATGTTTCTTACTTCTTGCAAAAATTATTGTGTTGGCCTGGTGTTGTGGATCAAACTTAGAGATATCCTCTTTAACCAGAGTCAATTTGCCAAATTTATCTATAGACGATTTCGGTTCTTTGCAGTTATCTACTCTTAACTCAAAATCAAACCATTTGGCAGTACTCTCAGTAATATATTCAAATACATCTGAACCAAGTGTTTTATATTTAAATTCATATCTATTTCCTTGGTTAATTTCTCGATCCATTAAATTATATATACCTTCCTGTGCAGTTGTATAAGAAATATATTCATTCATCTCCGTTATAATGGGATAATACGATACGTTACATTTTATCTTAGCATTAACATTAGGATTATTCTTGCTCGATATTATAATATAGAAGAATCCGTCGTCCTTAGCATTAACAATAAAATCACCATTTTCAGACAACTCTAATCCAGTTATATTGTATTCATCACCTTTACCGACACTGAACTTAAACAGTTTAATATTATCCTCATTTAGTTCATATACATCATCAGTTTGATCATCCTTAAAGGTAAAACTATATGTATTTTGTTGATCATCAACATCACCAATAGCATACTTAATTCCTGTTGTAATAAATAATTCAGAAGATGTTGGAATAATGTATTCTACAACCTATTCTGGAGTTTCTTCATGAGTTAAATCAACAACACCGTTCTTAGTTACACCTTCCCCATTCTAATCTACTATTTCAAACAACACACCTTCTTCTATAGTAGCATATTTTATATTATCTGTGCCCCAACCTTGTTTATATATGGCAGCTATAAATATAACATTATACTATCCTACTATCTGATCGTTTGCTGGCATATATGCCTCAATATAATCATCAAATATCTTTATATCTGCCTGATAGGCATCCTTATATAGATCTTTGAACTTCTTAGACGTTTCATCAGGCTCTTCGCATTTATTTGATGAACATTCCTGCATAACAGGACAAGATGTAGTGCAATAATTACATATTGGATAATTGTATTTAGGACATCCACAACAACCATAGGCATAGTCAGATGATTCGTAATATTTAACTTTACGATTATCTTTTACATCAGAGTTTGTTTGAACAAACAGACATCTAAGCTGCTTTATCTTAAGCTTATCGTCAGTATTAAACTAACTAAGTTTTACACGAACGATTACATCATTACCTATTCTTATTTTTTTCATGTCTATATTTATATAAAAAAAGCTAGAACAGAATTTTACCGTTCTAGCTTGTTATTATCAACCCATTACGGGAATCTCTTCACTATTCTCGCTATGAACTGCTACGCTACCATTTACCCAAGTAGAAAGAGCAGTTATAACAGCCGGATTAGATTTATCAGTTACAACCTGATAAATCTCAACAGTCTGTTTTGTATGACGCTGAATATCGTCAGCTGCACGATACACGTTCTCAAACTCGAGAGTTGCATAGTTATACTTAGCATCGAGCTTGGTCCTCATCTCAGGTTTAATAATAGGCCAAGTGCAGCAACAGCGGTTAAGAATACCTTCATAACCAATAGCCTGTGCCTCACGGTCACGAACAAGCTTAGCTTCTGCAGGATAAATCTTACCAGCGGTCTTTGTAACAGTTACACCTGTCGGGAAATACTTATTCTTAGAAGCAAAACCTGCAGCATCAGGATTTGTATAATAAAGATTAACGTTAAAGCGAACCTTATTTGCTACGTTGATTGTGTCTACACTATTGTCATCATCATAAGGAAGCGCCTTAAGAGTAAGCTTACCTGCTGATGCTGATGCTGATACACGAGCACGCTTGTACTGCTTATTTATAACAGCTGCAATACCCTCAGTAATAGTAGTCGTTGTATCATCTGATTTAGGTACATACTCATAAGATTCTGTCCACTTACGGAAACGTGTAGGAAGATCCTTGAATGTAAGACGAATTACAATGCGAACTTTACCTTCATTAAACAACTGAAGATTATTAGCACTAAGACCTGTAAAATCAACCTCTACTGTATCCTCGCTAGAAGCAACATCACTAGGCTTACCGCTAGTGAATGACTTAATATCATCCTTATTAATAATATTAGACCACTTAATAACAGGAAGCTGAGAAGCAGTACCAGTCTTAACGTCTATCTTGTTGATAACCTTGTCTGTTACGAGACCAATCTTAATGCGCTTATTTGCATCAGAAAGTGTACTTATATATGTACCTTTGTCTACGTCATAAAATACAAACTTATCCTTGTCTGCTGTCGTAGGCTTTGTTGCTACAACTGCACCATCATTAGTGTTATTTACAAACACCGTATTTACGTATGTAATCATATTTTATTTATTTAATTTTTTCTACTTCCCCTATAAATATAATACTAGACCTAACTAGCTGGGGTTTCCACGTTAAAATTATTCTTGAGTATTTACTTCATTTACAATTGTCTGATATCTTTGCTGCTCTGGTATCTTATTTTCTATATACATTTGTGCAGCCATTTTTATTATTTCAGGCAATATTACGTCAGAAAACTCCACATACTCATCTAATGGGTTTTCCATGCTTATTTCTTTAGGTTTTCTTAAATAACCTAAAGTATATTCTTTTATTTTATAATTTTTATCAGTTAACAAAGAGCAGCCATTATCCGTCTTTATCCTAAGCGGTCTTGCTTTATAATGACGATAATGGAAGTCCGTTAAGATATTATTTACACGATACATAAAGTTGTCAGCAGTACACTCAAATACACATGTAGCCTTCTCGTGTTCATTAGAATTATCAGATATTATTACATCTTCATTTAGTGCAAATAAAAATGGTTTATCGGTAAATTGATCACCGTGATATAATATGTTATATTTATCGTATCCTGGATTAGTATCATCAATATCAAAAGTGTCTATCTTTACTAAACTGTATAAATTTATGAGATCTGCAGTACGCTTTTCTGTCTATTCATATGAAGTGACACTTGGACTTGATCCATTAAATCTTAATTTGACAAACTTATATACGGCTTGATTTAACCAGTATATAGAATCATCAGTTATTGGTTTATCTATGACATCATCTATTTTATTTATCTCTCTTTCAAATGCACTCAATATATCAATGTGTCTCATTGCTCATCTCCTCCTTTATCTTGTTTAGTTTTTTCATCAGATTTCTGTCCAGATTGTAGTTTATACTTTATATTTATATATAAATCTACTGTACCTTCAACTAATTCATCGAAACACTCATACGGAAGTTCACACGCATAACTAACATTGTCAATTGATATCTATTGTGGCATTTTAATATATGTAAGTATTACACTGTCCAAAGTAGAATATTGATCTATATATACATCAAGTCCATTTGATATAACAACAAGTGGTTTTCGTATTATATTTCCGCTATTAAATGCCGAGTTCATTACCTAAGATATCGTAGATTCATATTCTACCAATTGATTATTTACAGTAAGTATCTTATTGTTTTTATACGACAATTTTATTTTACTTATTGAATCTATATACAATAGATATTCATCAGGTAATGCATATGTAAAACAATCTTTTTTAAGTGCGCGATCTCCGATTTTAACTAACTATTTTCTGCTATATAATGTAGATAAATAACTATCTAATTTTACTGATAATTTTTTATTTTCTTCAGGCTTAGACTTTATTTGATATAACTGTTTTACAAACGTATTCTAAAACTAATTAAAATATGAAATTAAATCATCTGTTTCTATTTTATTATATACAATCATCGTAGGATCCATTGTTTGGAGCCTGCGCTCAATTTCTATGAGTAAATTTTGAGTCTATTCGTGTGTCATGATTCAAGTGATTTAGTTTGTATTTCAGTAGATATTCTAGGATCACTAACATTCCTACATGCAAATATTATTGCAAGATTTATTAATTCTTCACACATGTTATCAGATAAAGGAAATTCCTATTCTTGTTTTTGTCCAGTTTTATCCATTAGATTTACGGTAAATTTATCAGGCTTCTTTATATATAACATTGGTAATTTTAAAATCTATTGGTCGAAAAAATCTGAATCATCATCTGAATGCAGAACATATATACTACCGTTAGACATATATGCTACTGGTGATTTTATCCAAGGATGATTGTTGTGTGTTTTATAAAATTTGTCTGCATATATCGATGGAATAAATTTTATAATTTTTGTATAATCTCCATTAGCTACAATATGTATAGGATATAATAGATCATTTAGGTATGGAGTAAGTATATGTAAATTACTAATTCCCATTGTATTATAAGTGGAAGTATCAAAATCCACCTGTTTATTTATAATAATAGACTATAAATCAGATATACTCTTCATGTCAATATCCATAGTTGTCTATCTAGGATTATTACCAGTAACCTTTTGAGCAATTAGTGCCAGAGTCGCCTTGTCTAAGAGAGTTGCAACTTCATATATCGTAAGTGAAGGATATGACGAAGATATATCAGCCTTGTCATATTCAATCATAAATTTTTTATAAACATCTCTATACGTCATATCTTCATTTTTATTTTATTACTTATTTTCTATCTGTGTTATAACAGAAAGCTTAAGGTCTTGGTTCTTTTTTGCGTCCAAGTATGCTATAGCATCTTTGAGAGAATCAGCAAACAACTCTGTACCATAATAATACTGAGTACGATCTTTGCGTATTACACCTTTGGCAATAGCCTCTTCAAGTATGAATTGAGTATCCTTCTGCTTGTTATTAACCCAAAGGTCAAAGAACTTCTTAGGTTGTTTGTCTACAAAATCGAATAGTGTTGATTCAACTAATTCGTTAGACATTCTTTCAGAGTTCATACCAAACAGACGCAAACACTTACGCATGTTGTCAAGTGTAAGTTTACCAAATTCGATAATAGCATCACGACGCAACTTATTGATCTTATTTGCCTCTACTGCTTCAGCCTCTCTATTGATTAGAAGATAATCCTTACCAGCAGAAAGCTTATCCAACGATGTAGCTACTCGCTTATGTCCAGAAAGGAATTTAATCATCATAGCTTGACGTGGAACTGAATCATCTAAAATAAGTGTTCGTGTACCAATCTTTATATTATATGTAATCCAAAAATCGCTTGTACGAGCAAGAGTACCCTTTTCGTAACCTAAAGCTTTTTCAAAATATTCTTCATCTTCAGGTGTTAAACCTGTGTATCTCATCCCGGAACGAGTCCAATAAGGCGCAATATAATCACAACAACCTTTATACTTAAGAAGACCTGCCCAGGGGTTTTTCTTTTTAATCTTTAATTCAACTACCATAATTTATAATTAGTGTGTTGTAACGTCGTACACCTGGGAATAAATCCCAGGCTCGATCGTTATTTATTTTTTATTGTTTATTACGCACCAACGTATGAACCCTCGATGCTATCCTCAGCATCATCAGCATCACAATAAAGGATACCACATGAAAGCGGGTTGCGGAGCATAATACCCTCTTCACCAAGGAAGTGTACCTGATAACCATCACGGCTGTTAGAACGTACTGTGTTAATGCTATTTGAGTAACCCTGCGGAGTTACAGAACCTGCTGTACACCACTGTACAAACTCACGACCCTTACGACACACCTTAACGATGTTTGCCTGACCGTCACGCTGACCAAGATCAAGGAAAAGGAATGTATAAGACATAAGAGGTTTACCTGTCAGCGGATGAAGCTTACGGAACATCTCCATGTTATCAAAGAGACCACAACGCTTAACTGTAAGCTCAATACCGTTAGTCATCTTATATGTAGTAAACTGACCACCAAGTGTAAGATCCTGACCAGAACCAGAAACAAAGTGTGTATCAATCATCTGGAAGCCAGCTACTTTCTCCTTAAGGATACGATCGAATTCTCTGATACCCATCTCACCAGTGAGAGCCATAAACTTACGCTCGTTTGTACCAAGCATATTGTAGCAAAGGTCGAACAAGAAGTCTTCAAACAACTCACATGTAAGTGTAGTATAATAACGAATATTTGACGGAGATACCTGCTCGAACAAACCTGCAGAAATAGCAACTGAACGACCATTAGTACCCTTCAGACCATATGTACCATCTGAGTTACGGTTAGAGTGTGCAAACAGAAGCATCTTCTCCTCGCGCTTCTTCCACTCACGAAGGGCCTTCCAATACTGATAGTCAGACCAGAGATATGACTTCTTACCTGTCTCTGGATCAGTAAGAGCAATAGCCAATACTGTAGAATATGCGTCACCTGTAATATCATATGACATACGGAGTGTCATAAGGTTGTTGCGCATCTTAAATGGAGTCTGATATCCCATGATATCTGCCTCATCACTGTACTCCTCATATGCTGAACCAATACGGTCTACCTGACGACCAGGGAGGAGATACATAGAAGGAATATAAGAAGCGTCTGAGCCATCGGCTACATAGCACTCATATACCCAAGCATTACCATCCTGATACGGAGTACCAGATACACGAACCTGGAAATTAATATCATCAAATGCGAGAATTGCGCCAGGACCGTACCAACGCTCCTCAAGAGCAATATAAATCGGTGAACGGTTAATACCAGGAGCCTCTGTTGAACTTGTAATAATATTACCGTCGCACTTAGCCCATACGATATTTACTGCATGATCCTGATCGATCATTACAGACCACTCATACTCGCGGTTATCAATAATCATCGTCTTGCCGAGACCACCTGTAATAAGGTCAATAGCTGTAGATACGCCGTCATCCTTTGTACCAAACACAAGCGAAAGAAGACCAGATACCTGGTGAGGATTTGTCAGCAAAGCGTTAGAAATCATATTCTCATCTACCAAGTCTGCAAATCGCTTACCACGATACAGCTGGAGATTATTAAGCAAATTGTTATTCATGTTATTTTAATATTTTGATTGATTTTAATTAACTGAAGAATTTTGACGCAAGTTCAACAGCTGATTTTGGTTTTTCTTCTGTATTATAAGTAGATCTATTTCTACTTGAATGTCTTAATATTTTTCTAAGTTTTTCTGTTGCGGATGATTCTCCGTCTCTCTTAGCTGTAGTAATTAATGAATCACCTTTCATAGTGATATAAGCAGTAGTTAGAAGATTATTAATAAACTTATCCTGATCATTATAATCCTTCTGGAACTTTGAAATTCCGTCTTGATCGACATTGAAGATATAATCAGCAAGCTTTGCTCTATCTGATGCAGGAATCTGTATACCTTGTATAGACTGCAGATTATTGATTTGATTCATACACTGTGTATAGAATGCTTTCTACTGCTCTTCTTGCTGTTGCATGTACAACAACTACTGCTGTTGTTCATACTCAATCTGTTGTTTCTTAATAGTCTTTAATCTTGATAAAGCATCCTCAGATTCTTCTTCAAGCATGTCAGCATCTTCATAACGCTCTATCTTATTCTTTATCTGTTCATCGGTATATCCATTATATCGAAGCAGTTCACTAATCACATTTTTCTGATTAGTCTCATCATCCATGTCAAGATTATCGTATGCCAAAGATGTCTGCTGCTTTCCATAAAAGTCTTCAAACTTTCCACCATTCTTAACATATTCGTCAAGCTGCTGTACTCGTTCATCTGCATACTGTGGAACAGAATTCTGATCAACGACCTCTCTTATATAATCAGTTAAATCCTCTACAGTTAGTGGACGATCTTCTTCTTTTATATCATCCATATTCCAACCTAAAGATTGTCCAATAGCGTCAAAAAAGAGACCAACTTGTTCTGCCTCTCTTACATCATCATCTGACGGTTCAGCAATATTATCAGTAGTCTCTACTGGAGTTTCTTTTTGATTGTTATTTATAGTATTTTGTGGAATGGTACTATCGTCGTCTTTAGCTGACGGATCAGTATCATCCGCATTAATCTCCTCAGCAGGATTATCTGCCGGCATTTTGTCCTCAACCGTATTTTCAAATTCATTAGCTATATCCATATCAGTTTTAGATGTTCCTTCTGCAGGATCTCCATATACTGAGCTTAGCAGTGAATCAAATGCGGTTGGTTTTGTAGTATCTTTATTCATAAATTATTATAATAATTTAAATTGTTGTATTACTTATACAATTATTACATAAATGCATATTGACCGTATGCATTTCTCACAACTCTATAATTAGAAGGATTCTTCATACCAGACTTGTGTGTATTTTTTGAAGGTTTTTTTGTAACAGGTTTAATACGCTTCTTATTATATCTAAGCGTTTGACCCTATCTAATATTATTTACATCTTTAATGTTATTTAGTTCAGCAAGATCTTTAACAGACATGCCGTATTTCTTTGCGATGCGACTTAGCGTATCTCCTCTACGTATTTTATAGCTACCAGACGCGTCGTTCTAAATCATTTGATTTATCGCATTTTCCGCACCTATTCGGTTTTTATAATAATCCAGTGCTGTCTTTTTTATAAATTCGTCCCTATCCGTATACGACTATGCTCTTCCACCGTACACATCATCGTATAAAGATGTTGCAAAACCAATGTCTTGCTGTGTTGGTTGACCACCTTGTTGCTATATCTGTGGCGGTACATCATTCAATATCTGCGGATTTGTGTACCGATTTCTTACGTTCATATACATATTGGCTGCGTTATTTATATATTTGTCAACTCCGCCATATTGCTCAACACCGCTGTTTCCATATATTTCATTATACTATTCTACGGCATTATTGAAATCTTTTTCGCTATATTCACTATTTGGATCATAATTGAACTACGGTGTCTGCGGTGGAACATCCATACCGAAGTCGTATGCAGGCAATGTAACTCCTAATAAATATGGGTTTAACATAATAATATTATTTAAAATTTAAATTTGGTATTTTTATTTGATTTATTGGCACAGTAAGTATTTTCAAATCCTGTGGTTTAGTTAGTGGAATTTGTACTGGCTACTGTTCTATTGGTATCGGTTGTATAAATGACGCTTTATTTGTTTGCGGATTTACTTGTATACCATAGTTTTGTTCATATATACTACGATTCTTATCAAGATCGTTCTATAGTAATCTTCCATATGTTTTTAAACCGTTTAGTTTATCATAATATTGTTGTGTGGTTGGTCCATTATAATAACCCTATTTGCCCAACTATTCTGCATATTGTCGCAAATCTTTTGCTGATACAGCATCACGGTATTTATTGTTCATAAGATTTAAATAATAATCTACGAACTATTGATCGGATTCAAATTGCTTTAATTTACCTTTAGACATTACACCACCATAATTATGAGAATTCCTGTATCTAGTTCCACCATATCCAGATTCCATTGCTAATTGACGCATCATATAATCATACGCATTTGGATTCTTAATACCTCTGCTTTTTAATCCTTGATATACAAGTGGTCCTATATCTGTTATAAACGAATTCATTGTATTTTTACCGTTTTTGCCGGTCTAGTATTCAGGTAAATTTATCTTTACCGGATGATCTTCATTTCGATCTAAATAGTCACGAGTAACATTGTAATTAAAATAATTCTATAACTATGATGCACTTGGTGTATATTCAGTACCTACTTTATTCCAGTGTCCTCCTATTATACCTAATGGATTAAAATCACTTACATTACCACTAAAAATAGATTCGTCTGAAAAAGTAGGATGATACATGGTTTTAGCTATATCTGTAAAATGTGCGTCCGAATCTGCTTGTAACATGCGTTCAGCCATAAATGGTTGTAGATTATAAAATGTCCAATAATTATATGTAGGATCATTTAACATCTACATTTCAACTAATACTGGATCTAATGGTTTCATTGGAGCTTTTGTCCAGTCTTGTGCTTTTTTATCAGCAAGTTTATCCATCCAAGAATAAAAGTCATTTTTCTTTTCTGTACTTGTTTTTCCAGTATCATACTTAGGTAACTCAACACCTCTTATATCCCAATATCGTTCACCATTCTTCCAACGGTTATATCGTTCTTGAAAATCCTTAGTGTCCTTCATAATCAATGCTCTCCAACCGTTTTGTTCTTCAATGCAGTTTTGGCTTTAAGCTATTCTCTTTCCATAGCTGCCTTATCCTTCTGCGACTGAAGTTGTGTTTCATGCTTCATTTTATCTCTCTCAAGCTATATCTTAGCGTCTTCTATCTCTTTCTTCTGTTTAGATTCATAACGCTTAGAATAAGCATCTTCTCGAACCTTCATTTGTGCTGTAGCATCTTTAGCTATTTCGATCGGATCAGGTATACCGTTATTGTCAGCATCTTTCTCTTCAGTACCACGATATGCAGATATCTCTGCTACAGTAATCTTAGTTTGATTATCTTGATCTATCTTATATCTATCAAGATCCATCTGTGCTTCCTGTAACATAAGTTCTTGCTGTTTAGCTTCATTCTGCATTTGCTGAAGTTGCTGTTGTGCAGCCTGTTCCTATTCTTGTTGTTGCTGCTGAAGTTCTTCCTGTCTCTTCTGCATAGCTGCAAGCTTCTGTTTAATTATATTGAAGTTATCATTTGTAAGTATTTCTGCAGCTTCCAAAAGACTTGCACCATTCTGCATAGCAGGTTGTATAAGCTGTTGTAATTTCTGTATATTCTCAAGATCTTTAGAAGTATCACTAACAAACACGTCCATATCTTCATAATAGAACTTATCAGATATATCCAAGAAAGCTCTTTCGCCATTATCAAATACATATGATAACTTTTTCTTATTTGACTGCTACCAAGCACCTTTTGCAGTATTTAACAACATATTAAGTACATGTCTCTTACACTGAGCATGTGCCCAGAATAAAGGTTCAGTTATGTGTGAAGATTGTACTACAGAACGTTCAACATTTCCTACTAACTCTGAAGAACTAATAGCTCCTTGACGTTGTTCGGTAATACCAGATATAGTTCCTGCAAGCTGTTCTATCTTATCCATTAACTGAATATATTCAGCTATAACATTTGACATTGTTAAGTCTAATGCCGTTATTTGATTAAACTATGCTGGCTTACCACCCTCTCTACCTGGAACATTCCAAGATTCGTCATAAGGGTTTATAAAGTTAACACCTACACTTGATAAATAATGCATCCATCGTTCCGGTGTAATATTCATAGCTTTTGGTATCTAAGTTATATCCATATTTATAACCTTGCCTTTATCTCTAGCTATTGCCAATTCAAGTCTATACCACAATACAATATACATATATTGTAAAGGTTTTAATATACTTACAAGCGATCTAGGTTTACTGTTTGTGTTACTATAAACACAACCGCAATAAGGAAGTTTTTGACTATTTGGATTATCTAAACTTACATGCTGATATTCTAATGGCTGTATACCAAAATACAAATCACTGCCAGCTCTATAACCTTCCCATACTTCAATTACCCAATCAGGTTCTATAGATATTTCGTTACCTATCTTTTTGTATGTCTCATCAACGATTTCTGTTTGCATTGTGCCCGTTTCATCAGCCACTGTAACATAATAAATCTTTTTAAAGGATTTCCAACAACAGTGCCATACATTGATACAATATCTACTTTTTTGATCAAAAGCAGGATTGTCATATATATGCATAGAAATACTACTTCCAAAATTATCAACAATGTCTTTTTCTCCGGCATCGTTTGTAGGCTTACCAGTAAGCATTTCATTAAGCTTATTGAGGTCTTTTTCACTAAGCTTATCATAGTATCTATCATATACTTCTGCAACAGGTAATCTCATCTTACGACAACACCAAGATCCATCTTCAATGAATTCTAGATCTGGACTTTTATCATAAGAAAAGAATAATGGATTTACTCTCTCCATATAAGGATCGCCATTTTGTACACCAACATAATATATTTCATTTCCAGATATTAGAGCGTCTTTCCAACCTTTTATAAACTCGTTATCTATACCAAGTTTTTCTCTTAAATACTGTAATGTATGATATGCTGTATTTTCAACAACATCTTTATACTAGGAATCCATATATTTAGCAATCTGTTCCGGTGGCATTATTTCTCCACTTTGTAACTATTGCTAAAACTGTTGCTGTTCTTCTGGACCAAGTTTTGACATTATTGCAGACATCATATATTGCTACAATAATTCTTTTTCTTTATCCATAAGATCTGAGGCAGCTTCTTGTGACGTTCTAACTACTCTAAAGTTCATAGGACGTTTTGTTTCCTCTCCTATCAACAAATCTATCTTAGGACGAATTATATTAAAGTCCTACGGTGTAGCAGGGAAGCCGTCGTCAACTTTAAACGGGTTTGTAATACGTTTAAAATCCTTTTCGTCAAATATACTATTATAGAGATTATAATAGGTCTAAATTTCACCATTTGGTGTTTTATACATTCCACTAGAGACTATATTTCCTTCCCCTATTATATAGTCAACACAACCATGCTGCCACGCTTCATTTTTCTTTGATAAAGGAAGCTTCTGTTGTGGGAATGTGGCATTATATAAATTATCTTCTACTCTTACCATTATTAAAAACTAAATAGAGGTATATCATCTTGCACACTATCGTTTTTGAACCATTGTTGTCCAAACAAAGGCATGTCAAAGAGTTCAACCTATTTATTCTATTCTTGTGATTTACTAACCTTTACTTGATATAACTCTTCTCTGTATATCATAACCATACACAAAGCTATTACTCTATCGACGTTTTTAACACCGTCATTTTCTATAAGTTCTTCAATTAAAGGTTCACTATATATTCTCTCTACGTTAGGATGTCCTGGTTCATACTCTTCAAGTAACCACTCTAATATTAAACCTTCTCCATAAGCTCTAATAGCTTTTGTCATATGGCATCCTTTACGTCTTTGTACTTTACTATCCTTAAAGACTTCTGATATAATCTTATCAGGCTAATCTGCAAGTAAGTAATCACAGTGTTTGTTTGTAAAGTAAGGATATATACCCTTACGCTCATTCTCAAATAACAATCTAGCATTATAAAACACTAGAAGTTTTCTTACATTTTCATAATATTCCTCTGCTGTATCAGGTCTTCCTGAATATTCAGCTACTATAACATCTGTCCAAGCTTCTCCTGCTTTTACACGTTTGAATATAAATACCGATCCTAATGAATTCGTAAACGAATCGTCGTGGTCATAAGGGTCACATCCTCCGATATATAATCCAAACGGTGGATCTTTTATTGGGTATTCCCATATAACTATAGATCCGTGCGGTTTATCACCTTTCTTTAATGGATATTCTGTAATGTCTCCTGTCTTCTTTTCAGTTGCAGTTATCTATCCATTACCATCCCAATTGAGATCTACTATATGTTTCATATTACGTAGTTTAGTATTAGTACGTAATCTAGTTAATTGGTCTAATAATAGTTTTCTCGGGAATATATTTTTACCAAGTTCGAGTACAGCTTCTCTTGGTTTAATTGGCCTTTCGGATATGAATCTATCTATAGACTATTGCGATGCTCCTCCGTCTTTTATCTTATTACGTTGTTCAATTAGATTTTCAACAGCTTTTTCTTTTAAGCTGTTACCATCCTGATCCATATAGATATAATTACCATTTTCATCGAACGACTCAAGGTTACTCCACGATGGAACAAAAAATCCGCATTTAGTCTATTCAGCATTATCGTCCCATATATTTGGAACCGCTAATACATTATATGCTTCTGGTTTATAAAACAATTCTTTCAAACCGGTGAATGATGATCCTTCAGTACCACCAGTACCAAAAGCTATCATAAGTCCAAATGCTACTCCATCGTCAGTTTCAACAGAAGGTTGCTCTATTCGCCAAGCATCTAATAACCCTGGAAATTTACCTCCTTCTTCCCATAATACAAGTTTACCACGAGTACCACGAATACGTTCAGGATCGTTCTTAAGCGTTATGCCTGTTATAGATGACATATAACCCTATTCAGTTTGTTTACCAAATTCGTCAGTTATTTTATAACCAGCAACTCTTTCCATACGTGTAGATACAAGACGCTGTTTTGCCCATGCGGTATATTTGTCTATAAAATCCATTATCTACCAAGCCTTTGTTAAAAGACCATCGCCAATAAGAAATTTTTGTTCAGAAGCTACCGCAAAATTTTTAGATCCTGGAATTAATTCATAATTACGTACAAGCATCGAAGCCCCTTTAAATGAGTATCCGCGTTGTCTACTCTTCAACACCGCCATGTGTTTTCCATTATCTTCGGCTTGTTCTATTGCGTTATAATAATAATAATCATAATCCCAAAATCTAGGAAAATCTAATACACGCTCTCTTTTAGTACGTATATTACCATATCTATCTGTATATGAAACTTCTTTTAGTTTCATAATAGGACTATAGTTTAAATAAAAATAATGGTATCCTGTAATACTATCACCATCTGGTGCAGTATAACCATTTAAACATCTTTCTGTCTCTTGATCCCAATAACTATTATAATCAGTAGTTCCTCTTGGTGCTAATGTATAACATTTATGTTTCTTAAAAAATTCAGCGGCAGGACTAAACTTGATTGTATTTTTGATACGTTTATTGAAATCTATCATAATTATCTTGGATTTTCGTAAAGACCAATTACACCTCCGCCTTTAACTCTGCCAGTTTCAGCTTGCTCAGCCTTTGCTTGTTTCATAGCAAGATCTAATGATTTTATAATACCACTAACATCTTTAAGTAATTTAGATACTTTGGTAGCACTATCTATATCTAAATCAGATCCGCTGTAATTATTCATAACATCCATTATCGCCTCAGCCGCGTGTTTAGAACAAGTTAACAATCTAGTCATAGGTGTTTCCTAAAACTCATTAAATCTTTTAGCTAGTTCTTGTACATCTGTGTCTGGTACATAATGTTCATCATTAAAAACATCCTTAGCTACTCTCCATGTACGTTCCTTTTCAGGGTAAGCTTCATAAGGCGTATTCCATTTATATCTCCATATTATAAACTCTATTTTCTTTATAGCGGCTTGTTTATCCTTAGATTTATTGTAGAAATCCTTAAATGGTGGTATAGCTAAATCTTCTGTTTTTAATTGTATTTTACTACCCTGTATATCAAACATTATATTATACTGTTAAAACATTTTATAATATATTCCATTATCTCTTTTCTTTCCTCTTCAAATCCATCCTCTTTTTTAGGAGTGTTCATAGAAAGTACTTTAAGTAAAAACTATCCAAAATCATACATCTCTTGATGTCCTACTTGTATAAAGAACAAGTGTGTATCTTTTGCACATAAGAGATTATATAGATATTTTTTATATTCACTACTAGAATGTATTAAACTATTTGGGTTCTGTACATAATTATATCCAGCGTAATTTAATATATTTCTATTCTTAGCATAGTATAATAATTTAACAAACGTAGAGCTATCTTCTATAAATCTGCGCTTACAATATTCAACATTATCAAATAATGACCTTTTGATTAATTGTACATTTAAAAAGTGTATTGTACCTGAGTCATCTTTTACATAATTATTTCCGTATACTTTACGTGCAGTAGGTTTTTTAGTTTTCTTATGTTTACCTTCTATTACAATATATCCAGAAGATACTATGTCAAATTTGCCATCATCTGTTCCATTGGCCATTGTCTGCAGATACTCTTTATTATAATAGTCATCTGAATCAAGAAACGCAATGTAATCTCCAGTAGCATGCTTAATACCAGTATTTCTAGCACATCCTGCGCCAAGATTTACATCATGTTTAATGTATACTATTCTGTTATCTTTATATTTCTTTATTATTTTTTCTGTATCATCTGTCGAACAATCGTTTACGACAATAAGTTCTACATCTTTATATGTCTAATTTAACACAGAGCGAATTGCTCTACGTATTGTGTTTTGCGCATTATACGCGCTCATTATTACTGATATTTTCATCTTATGTGTATATTATATTATCCTATCTAAATTAAATAATCTAAATGTTCTCTTCTTTCAGCTGAATCAAATATATATGCACTAACATAATTTATTGAGTTCTTTGTAGATTCCTATTTATCTCCAAAGTATTCGCCAAATCCTGTAACAGAACCATCTGATCTGTTAAATTTTATATAAGCATGTCGCAGTGTTTTCAACTATGCTTTATTCGCCTAAATTGCGTCTTTGCACATTGAAACAGCTATATATGCAGTAACTTGTTCATCACAATTTATTGTATATGTGAAGTGCTGATTAAACTACTAATTTATATCTTGAAGTTCACAAATATCTGCCTACGCGCTTGCTACACTAGACTATACTGTGGCGATAGTTTTTTTGATAGTATTTATATCATCCTGTGCTGTAGAAACGTCTATATATAAAGCATTTATACTATTATTAATAGTAGATACTTCGGTATTTATACTTATTATTTTAGCATCAAGTTCTGTATCTTTTGTTTTTAGTTTAGTTATATCACCTCGTGCAGTAATTAATTCACTATTGATCTAATGCATGTACTACAAGTTTGACTGTGTGACATCATATGCATCATTTGCTTTATTCGCAGCAGCACCTACATCAGTTCTAAGTGTACGAATACTTGCATCGTTAAGATATGTATTAACTGCAACTTCAGATATTCTTGTATATAGATCCGGTATTTTAGTATTTATTGTATTAATCTACGTATTTATATTATCCAAGTTAGATTTTACATCATTTATACTATCTGATAAAGTGTTTGTTATATTGCTTACATTATTTACATTATCAATAACTACTTGTAACTCTTTGTGGGACACATAATTAGACACATCAGATGGTTTTATATCTTTACAAAGCTGTATTATACTATTCGCATCTAATATGTCACCTTCACGAAACATTGTTTCTTTAGTGTCATTAGGATTATTAAATATACAAATATTTGGAACTTTTGGATAATCTATATGATCTATCAGCCTTGTGCCGATAAGTCTACTTTTCTTCATCAGTTAAACTGTATATTTTTACTTATAAGATCTGCAAGCCAACGTCTGAACTATATGCCTTCATATCCATCTACATCATTGGCAACAGCTAATGAATATTTTATACATTCAACTTCACTATGAAGTATGTCTGGATAAAAATCAGCATAAGCAATATTTGCAGTATACGTAACGTCATATATATTAGAATTATTTCCAATATGTATATTATTATCATTTAAATACTGCTATATAAACTCTGTTGTAAATTTATGGTCAGAACTGTTATTATTTACCATATGCGACAAAGTAAAACTTAAAGATTTTTCATCAAAATGTTTACTATGTTGATCTATATAAGTTTTTAATTCACTACTATGAGCATCATGTTGCTCCGATTTGTTATCACTATGGCGTATTGTTATCATCTTCATGACGCTAAGCATTTAAAAAATTTATTAAACGTTTCTTTCATTTCGTCTATCGATTTCTCAATATTTGTAAATCTTACATCTACTTCTTGCTTCTCTTTAAAAGCCGGATTTAATTCAGAAAGTAACTTGTTGGATTTCTCAAGTATCTACTTCTATTCATCTATAGAATTTATAATAGATTCTGCCGAATTCTTCATAGCTTCTATTTCTATAATTAAACCTTCTTTATCTGTAGATAATACAATACTACCTGCATAAGTAATTGACAATCCTTCAGGTATAGTATATGTCGCGGATTTACCACAGTTATCAATAGTAATATCTATAACCATCTAAGTGTTTATAGGATTAGTTGGTTTAGACATTACATCCATTCTTGGAAAACCCATTGACAATACTTTACCCTAAGAGACCGTCAATTCTTGTTTGTCCAATATATATACTGGATAATTTTGTTTTATATCTTTAAATAACATACAATATGGACTAGGACAGGATTTCTATCCTAGTACTTTTGTTAAATAAATATTAATTTTTATAAAAAGTAGTAACTAGATTAGGTAATGAACCTACTAAGCTCACTTTGAGATCTAGTTTAATGAATTAATTAACGTAGCTATTATTTAATTTAGCTAAGTTAAATTTAACAAATCTGTTTTTATTTTTAATAGAATTTATTAGTTTAATAAAAAGATGTTTACAATCCCCGTTTACAAGCCAACCATAATAAGACAATATAGATCGTATAAATTTAACATTTGTTATATGACCTTTATTATATTTATTTATCAATTTATTTAGTTTTATTTTTATGGATTTTTTTACTCTTGTATTATTATAATAATACACGTATCCTATAAAACTTAACGGTTGCGTTTTAATATTTGCTATGTGATAATTTGATTTTACGTTTAAAGATAAAACGTGTTTTAAATATAATTTAGAGCATATCAAAACCTTGTGCAAAAATTTTTTGTTACTACTAAATATAACGATATCATCGGCGTACCTGACAACTTGCTTACAACGTAATTCTTCTTTTAACCATCTGTCAAAACTATCTAAATATAAATTACACTCATATCCACTTAAATAATTACCTAATGGTAATCCACAAGTTTCTTTTATATATTTATATTCTCCTTTGTATTTATACGAATCTATTATTTCATATAATATATCTAGAAGCTTCTTATCTTTTATCTTTCTACTCAATATATTTTTTAAAATTCTGTGAGATATATTGTAATAAAATTTAGATATATCAAATTGAAGATAATAGATGTTTTTATACTTTTTATTGTATATTCTTATTATTTTTTCAACATGATTTTTACAAGCGTGAACACCCCTGCCTTCTATATTGGCGTATGTAAAATTAACGAGTTGTTTTATCCATATAGGTTTCATAATATTCATTATTGCGCAATGCGCAATTCTATCTGGATAATATGGAAGTTTCGATAATATTCTCTTTTTAGGTTCATATATTACGTCCGTTTTGTATTTAGATGTTTTATATTTTCCATTTTTAAAACTTTCTAATATTAAATTATTTTCAACACTTTTATTTAAATCATGTTTGTTAATATAATATTTAGTTCTGGCGCTTTTGTTTTTCCTACTGTTTTTATCGCCCAATTCTATATTTTCTTTTGTAGCTATTTTTTCTAATAGATATCCTTTTCTTTTCACAGATAAATATTCTTTATTTTATACTTTCCAATCCTTATAATAAAGGCGTACTAGCATTTTTATTAGACATTTTTAATTTGTTTTGTCAAGAGACAAGGTTAAATATCGCATTTATTAAAATTTTATTTGATAAGAATATTCAGTAAAACTGATGTTGGAACTTGCATTACTAACACCATTGTTGCAATTAAGATAGACTAGACTACAATTCGAACTATTCGTAGTATTGCTACTAACAAAATTAAATATACAGAAGTATTTATGTTCTGTATACGGCTAAATGTAACCGCTTAGTTTTGTGATGATATTTAACCTATTTATTTATTTTTTTAATCTATTATATGACATTTAGCAAAACCGGCGAAGGAACCGGCATCACCAACACCAAAGCTGCAAAAAAGACAGACCAGACCACAAAGCGAACCATGCGCAGCATCGCCACCAACAAAAGTTGAATGTATAGATGTGTCTATATTATCATATCTGTAAGAATTCATATAATTGGAATTATTTGTAACTTGGTTAGTTATTAAATCTGCATTGCTACCTATTGTTATTTCTTTTGCCCAACCAGATAAATTAGGATTTACTTCTATAATATGTTCTTTATTACTAATATCATTACTAAATTTAGTAACATCGTCAGTATAATAAAATTTTCTTTTATTAGATACAGAATCAAATTGTGATAAGAAGTTCTCAATATTTAACCAAACATCACCATACCAAAATACATTAAATCCTCTATAACAAGGTACATCAAGTTGTTTTTGTGTAAATGTATATGTAAATAATGGAGAATTTATAATAGTAATCTTTATATTACAACTTTCTTGTACTAATCCAAATGCAATATATCTAGAATTATAATTTGTGCCCCAATCAATATCGTATTCTCCATCTGTTGTAACAGTTAAATTACCTTTTTGTCTTTTAAATATAATAGTCTGACCTCCAGTAAGACCTTCTATCTTATATTTATGTGTACCACCAACATTAATAGCATCGGTGTATAACATATAATCACTAAACATCTTAGGGACTGCCACAACATTTAATATTTTATTATTAGTATCGATAGTAGCCGTGACTCTACGTATATTCCAATTCTTCCAAGTAGTGTTATCTAATGTTTTTACAGTAAAAGAGTGTGATGGGTTTGTTATAATACTGGTATTATTGCCAACACTTAAAGTATAGTCTATGGGAACATTTGGTGTAGTTTTATTATATACATTCCAGTTGTTTATAGTAATTAAACCAGAACCTAAACCGCCCTAATGATAACCTTCATTAGTTAAATTACTATTAAAAGCCTTCTTTATATCAAAATTAGCATATTCTATAAAGTAACACCATACTATAGCATTCCATATTTGATAGTATAACACCTGACTACCTTTTATCTTTTGGGTATAATTTCTCATATTAATAAGCGATATACTTGAAGCAGCCTTACCTAACATGGTTCTAAAGTTATTTTCGCCAATATATTGATCACAAGATGAATCATTCGTACCACCTCTAAGATTAGGTTGATAATTGACAACACTGACTGCTGTATTAGCAGATAATGTATTTAACCAACCCCATTTATCATCATTCATAACCGTTCTTAATAAAGGACATCTGCTTATACCGATAAGATGTGCTTTAACTTCTCTAGCGTGATATACACACTTCTTTTCGGAAATCCACACTTCGTTATCTGCACCACCATTATCTACAGACCATATATAGAACTTAGGAGTATATACACTTATCTCTCCATCATAACCATTAATAGAACAACCAAATTCAAGTGTTTGTATTATAGTTTCTCCAGTTATTTCCTTTTCAGTAGTAATATAAGCTTTTTTATTAACAACATCCACCTTATTAACTCTACCTATCACGTCATTGTTTATCTTAATATAAGCATACAGATATTTGTATGTAGTTACCATATATGCTGCTTCACTGTTATTAATTATGGTAGTGTCGGTAAACTATATAGTATAATTATATATAGAACTTGGGCTATAATCAGTTGGTGCTGCATTCTTTTCGACGTCTGTAGTAGGCTATAAATAAATACGCTCATTTGTAATTATATATCCTTCTGTGTCTTTTCTGAATCTACTGTCATTAGGATCACACCAATATTTAATATCGGCACCTTGATGTATACATGTAGCAAACTTAGATTGTATAGGTAATGTTTTATGTAATTCAAGATTACCTATTCTTTCACAAGCTGTAGTAGCTTGATTACTTGGAACTGTATGGTCCCATCTAATACCATAGGCATATTTATTAATGTTTGATAAATCACTCCATAGAACCATACCTTTATTGTCTTCTATTTCGGTTACATTGCCTTCAGGTATTGTTATAGCTGTAACTTTACTAAAATCCATATTATTAATTATTAGTTGTACTTACTACTCTTATTGATTTTGTTACTTTAGAACCGTCTTCTAGAGTGAATATGAATGATTCTTCAAGACCAATTTCAGTAAGTTTGACATAACCGCTTAAATCAGGGGCTGTATTAAACTCACCAACTTTCTCAAACTTATATGCACCGTCTGTATCCTAAATTTTAACCCATTCTGTATACTTGTTTTTCGTATCAGTAGATGATACGTCTTTAATACAATATATCTTACCTGATTGTGCATCATCTATATTTGGTAATGTGTTAACAACTTCAAACAAACCGGTAAACTTCGAATTAAGCATAGCAATATTTCCTGAATTCTATTCTACCTTCTTATTTAATGTGTCTAGTGATGTCTTAATTTCGCTAATATCTCCTGCGCCAGCATTACTAGTGAGCTTAATTATGTCTTTAGCTAGAAGTATATCAGACTAGCCAAAGTTAATATCATTTTTATCTATAGGTGTTGCAATATTAAGATTAGTCATTTGATGTAACTCATCTGAATAATATTTAGCACCTGTTATATTCTTTCTTAACATGTTATTTTAATTTAATTTTATAAATATATACGTATATAAATGAATAAAGGGTATCCTATTGCGTAGGATACCCTTCCTCGGTTATTCAACCGGTGTTTGTTCAGTAGACTCTGAAGTCGTGTTTTCAACTTCAGTCTCTGTATAATTTAACTCTTGATCATTAAGGTTGGTTTTTTTATCTGAAGAACCATAACCACCTGTACCCCTTTCAGTATCAGATAATTTGCTTGATTCAACAAGGTTAATCGTCGGATATGGCATTATTATAAGTTGTGCAATTTTTGCACCTACTTGATATACAGCTGGAACACTATCGCCTGTCGTATTCTTAAATTTTAATAAAATCTCACCTCTATAATTTGAATCTATTACAGCAACGCAATTAGTAAGTACTAAGGATTTCTTTGCAATACTAGATCTTGGGAATATCAGTCCAACGTAACCTTTAGGGATTTCAATAGACAAATCTGTATGATATACTAATACAAATTGTCCGCATTCATTAACCTCACTATGAATATCGGTTGCAGTTAAATCTAATCCAGCATCGCCATCGTATGCGTAAGTTGGCGTAACTGCCTTATCTGATAATTTCTTAAATTTTACTTCCATTATTTTATGTTTATAAAATCAATAAATAAATAACCTTCTTTATCATCATGCTCTTTAACGAGACGTTTGTTCTTCAGTTTAGCATATAATTTAGGATATAAGTCATCTAATACAGCTAGCCATTTATTATCACTCTTAAATAAAGATGTTGTACTAGAATATCTATCTATGAGATTCGGCACATCTTTATTCTCAAAATTATATAAAACCTTCCAATCGTGCTTTCTATTTCCACCGAAGAATTTTATATTATTATATAATGATTCTATATATCTACAGTCTTCAATAAAGCATTTTTCTTTATCTGTTACTGTCTGATCATTCTTAGCAAAAGAATCTTCCTCACATATGAGTCTTACGTAACAACCACCTTTTTCTTCTAAGAAATCAAGCATATTAAAAAATACAGTATATCCTATTTTGTAAGCTATCCTACCATGACGTATTTCCATTTTTAGATCATCGTCATACCATAGTCTTACATCAAATACTCTTGCGCCAAGTTCGTATTGTTTTTCATAATCTACTTCTTGACATTTAGCTGTAAACTTAATTAATTTTTGCCACCATTTTTTAGGTGTTAAATAAGTTAACGAGTTATGTGTTCCTATGTTCATATTTTATTAGCTTTTAAATAAAAGACTGGTCCTGGTTCGCCAATTTTAAAAGCGTGACCGATTCTGTTTTTAAAGTACCCCCACTAGGATTCGAACCCAGACTGACGAGGGGTTAGAGCCCTCCGCGCTACCTTTACGCCATAGGGGAGTATTGGTTCCTTTCTTAAGGGAACCGAACAAGTATGAAATAATATGTATTTTTAAGTATTTACTCTCTTACTACAAGTTGTCCACATTGTTTCAGAAAGATTTACATTTAACTGTTTTTATTACTTCCACTATTATAAAAACTTGTACGCCGTTTCCAAGCAACTAAAAATTAATAGTCATTTCACAGTACCGTTATTGTATTCGTTATTTTTATACAGTAGGTTCAGAATACACAAATTGTCTCTTTTTACGTGCTGTATACCACGGATATTTTGATCTCTTTATCATAAAATAAACTGACATATCTTATATATAGAATATATAAATCCTATCTGGGTTATTTGTCCAATAACAGCACCTATTTCAGTAGCAGCTATATCAAGCCAATCAAATTTATTGCCATATTCATGGTCTTTAAATTCCATTCCTATAGCAAGACCTGTAGCAAATAATATAGTTCCTACAAAGGATGAATAAGCACCGTATTTAAGATGTGCAAGTCTATTACTTTCTTTTAACCATTTCATAATCTAAATAATAAGTAGGTGCTGGTGGACTCGAACCACCGACCGGTTGTGTATAGTTATAGATACTTTGAACAGTCTATTAAACCAGCATGTATTTCCCTATGACAATTAGAGCATACCAAGATACATTTATCTACTTCCGGTTTAAGGGAGTCAAATGATTTAGTACCCCCACTAATAGTACAATCTTTTTCTTGCGGATTTAAGTGATGAAATTCAAGTGCTTTTATACACCTACTATATCCACATATTTGACATTTACTACCCTTGTATTCAACAAGTAACTATTTTATAGTTTTCTATATTTTGAAGTATCTCTTGCAGGTTTTATCTGTCTTTTAGGTCTTTCCTTAAAGACTATAAATTTCTTCAATGTTTCATAAGCTATATGAAGAGTTTTAGCTACGGTATTTATATTACCTACCTCATCGTATAACCTTTGAGCTTCTATTTTCTTATCTTCATTTATCATAGTACTAGCAGAGGGATTTGAACCCACATGTAACCAAATTACCCTTTCTACTGTGTATAAGACAGGGGGGATATGCCAGTACGTATTAAACTATAATCAACTGCTCTAACCGACTGAGCTAAACACCTTTGTACAGTGTTTTTGAGGTACACTGTAAACCTAATTTTAGTAACAATTAAATATTTTTACAAATTACTTCTTATTTGTAATCCAATTCCAAAAACGCTTAAACATGTTTGGCTTCTTTACTTCTGTATTATTTTGTTTTGTATATGTTTCATGTAGCTTGTCTACAATTGTAGAAACTTCATTTACAGCAGTGTCGAAACACTCGTGGATCATCTCTTCGGCAGTCTTGTAGTTATTTATAAAGTTCTCCGTTGAAATCTTATATTCAAGCATTGTAATTGGTAAGCCCGCTTCAACCTTTGCATATACAAACTCGCAAATTACATCATTAACAGTCTGACAAGAAGTAATATCTACTACATAAGTCGGTTTAATATTCTTCATAATTATTTTAATTTTATAATTAAATTACTTCCAAAGTTCATAAACTCTTGTATTATCTACAGCTTTCACAACAATCCTTGCATGTTTTTGCATATGACTCTTTCTTGGCTTGTTCTGCTGCTCTCATTGCAAGGAAAGAAGCTACGTTTTCTCTAATTGCAGTATTCTTAATTACGACTATTTTATTCTTTATATAATCATAATCATAAAAAACAAATATCACATCGCCTTTATTCGCTTTCAAAAGTTTAGTCTCTCCTTTTTCTGTGTATCGAATCTCCAAATCTTCGTCAGCAAAATAAGCACAGCTATAATCAAGAGGAATCGGATCAACACCTACCATTGTATTAGTGGCCATATCGATTTTTACAGGATCTTTAAAGTGTCTAGTGCTCTATTGTCGTTTAGGAAAAAATAATGTCTTCATCTATATTGTTGTTTTTTATTATTCTTGAATCTCGTCTTTAATTTAAATTTAAATAACTTATTGAATAGTATGTCTTTTGTGTCATCACTTTTCATAATATCAACAGTATCTTTAAAAACATGTTTACAAACTATAGATACTGTTTCTCTATCTAAATTTAAATTCTTATAAACTTCATCAATAATGTTTTCAATATCAATCATTATTAACAATCGCTACTATATCGTAGCTACGTAAAAGTTTGCTATCTTTAAGCAAATCGAATGGTCTAGCTGAAGTTGTCTTATATACAATAACATCGCCAATATTATAGTGTGGAGAGAACTGTCTTCCTTCCCTTTCTTCCATCTTCAAGCTAATGTCATAACCAATAGGAAGTTTAAGAATAATACCCTTGCTAAAATCAGATTCTACCTCTTTTACCTCAGTTTTAGGTTCACCCTCTACAGCTTCTACGCCATCGGAATCCTTTACTGGTTTTGTATTTGGAAGTGTTGTAACTTCCTTTTTTACCATGATCTTGTCCAGCGGTTTTACCAAAATTGAATCTGTAAATGTATACGGAATCTTTTCAGAAACACTTTCGGCTAACAGCGACTGATCTATCATTTTTTCATTATCATTCATCTCTTAAGTCCTTTAAGGTGGTTAAGTATTTTAATCATGTTGTTAAGAACTGTCGTCTTCTCAACTTTGAGACACGCAGGCTGATCTTTCATATCTTTATCAATATTTTTTAATTCGTTTGAATATGTTGTCAGCATATCATCAATCTCATCAAACACGTTAACGAACGGCTCTGTATTTTTGGTTGCAAAAGGATCTTCAAGTATCCCACTTTTAACAAGCTCTTCAGCGTATTTAGCTGAAATGACAAACTTTGAACTAAACGCTGTTTTCATTTCACCATCTTCACGATTGTTCACTGTATTATACTCATTCTCCTCGCAAACATAATTACCATCTTCTGTACGCTCAAAAACGTCACCAGGCTCGAAGTACATGAATGGTTCAATAACATTTAATGTCTTATTCATTTTAAATATTTTTAAAGGTTTATGTCGCAATAACGACATATAATCATATTTCGGTTGCAAATTAAAATTATTTTATCATATTGCAACTTTTTTGCAGTTTGTGCGTTATGTGTATGAGAGAAGAGGGGGACTATAGGGGGAGTTGAGAGTATAGTCTTATATAAAACTAATATATAACATATGAATGAAATAGAATTAAATGCTATATTGTATTATGCTGATCTTTTATCTCTAAAGGATATATCTATACCTGTTACAGATAATTGTAAATGGTTTTTTATACACAATAATCCTGTAAATAGTGCATATATACTTAATCTAGAACCTATCTATGATACTAATAATAAATACTTCTTACAAGCCATAGACGAATATTATAAACTTAAGGATAAGTTCTTAGAAGACGGTGTTAAAAATATAGTAGGTCATATATGCAATTTAGATGCATTAGGTTGTATAAATGCTGAACAAATGTTAAAATGCATACATCAATATAGCTCTAGAAGAGATAGAGCGTAGTGTTTTAGTAAATACTACAATTGGAAAAATAATCAAATATATACTCATAAAACAATCAATGATAATGGAGACGTAGTAGAAGAAAAATGTTCAAAATATGTCGCACACTTTGAAAGAAGTAATACAAAATCCTGACTTTATTAGAGCCGTGGAGTGGTTAAAAAAAGAACAAAAATATAGATTTAATAATAACTATTATAGTAAAAACGATGGGGAAAATTTATAAATATGCTAATATTTATTCTACGGAAAAGAATAATAATGGTGAATATAAACTTATACGAAAAGTAAATAACAATGGCGTACTAAAAGATTACACCATGGAAGAGTTAGAACAACTTGTAGACGACCTTGGAAATGATAAAGACGAAAATGGCAAGATAAAGAATAAATCAGCATTTAACAATGCTTCATCTATACTATTTCAATATTATCAGAAATATGGTAATCCGCACGAAAAAGACATAATTGAAGCTTTGAAAAGTAAGCCAAGATCTATTGAAGAACAAAAGCAAGAAGCCTTGAGTACTGTAATGGATGAATACGTTGATTATGAGGAAGTTACAGCATGATTGTAATACATGTTTGTATAATTTAGGACATGATGCTGTAAAATGCATGTGGGAGTTAAAACAACCGTGTAATAGATACGAAAATAAATATGAAGAAACAAAACACAAGAGTATATTCATATGACTGTAATGTATATCCAACTAAATTGGATATAATGTTTGATGTAAACGAAATAGATTATATGAATGATAATTATGCGTGGACAAAAGACCCAGACGCTAAATTTGTACAAGATGATAGTGATCAATACGGATCTACGTATGATTTATTATATAATAAAAATACAAAATATAAAACAATATTAGTTGTATTTGATGGTATACCTAGTCCTCCACAAATGGCACATGAAGCATTTCATGTCATGAATGGCATATTTAAAGATGTAGATTTAGAGTTTAATTATAGTAATAACACAGGTAATGAACATTTAGCATATCTGATAGAATGGGCAGTAAAGTGTATGTGTAATGCTATAGAAGAAGAGAAGAAATGCAAAAAGAAGACAAAGTAAACAATCCTTCACATTATCTTTGGCTAAAAGATAAAGTAGGTATCGAGGTTATAGATATAACACGACACATGGATTTCGACTTAGGTAATGCTATAAAATATATTTTGAGAGCAGGACATAAAACAGAGGAAGGATACAACAATAAAGATAAAACTATAGAAGATCTTAAGAAAGCAATTTGGTATATAAATGATAAAATTAAAATGATAGAAAATGAAGTTAATTGATCAATCATACGAAATTTGTAAAACGCACGGTTATACACTACGAGATGTATATAAAGATATAGAACGTGCAGCAAGAATATCTTATAAATCCGAGGATAAAATAACTGAAGATAGTGCAGAAAAGATGGTGCAACATCTTATAAAAATGAAGCATTACAGTCCATTGGAGTTCGGCACAATATACCTTAAATTTGACACAGAAAATAACCTAGATGTACTCGATAAATATGACTATAATAAATTTAGTACTATTACAATTACAAAAGATTCTACAAGATATATAACAACAAATTATAGAGTTATTGTGGAAAATCATTGGGAAGATGATTTACAATATATGTGTGCTCCTACTAGATATCACCAAAGGCGTACTATAGTTAAGTTTATAACAAATAGGGCTGTATCTCATGAATTAGTACGTCATAGATCAATGTCATTTATGCAAGAGTCGCAACGTTACGTAGCATATGATAAAGATAAATTCGGAAATGAATTAACATTCATTAAGCCAGCATTGAAACAACAAGAGTTGGGTAAGGATACAAATAAAACTACATTGATGAGTTTATTGTTTTCACATATAGAAGATACATATATGAAATTAAGGGCGTTTGGATTAACCCCTCAGCAGGCTCGTATAGTACTCCCAAACGCAACTAAAACAGAATTATATATGTGTGGATTCGATAAAGATTGGGAACATTTCTTTAGTCTAAGAGATGTACCTACAGTAGATCCACAAATGTATGACTTAATACATCCATTACATAAAGATTATGAAGAAACGATTAAATCCAGAAGAGAGACAGAGAATGGTTGATCTTTTAAATGAAGCCAGAAAACAAGGAGAACACTCTATAGCAAGTATGGTAGAATTAGCAATAACAATGAGTGATAAAGGGGAATACGATAAATTTCAAGAAGTATTTAGTGACGAATAACATAGTCCGGGTTGGCCTAGCTGACTCGGATTTTTTTTATTTTATTTTTTTTATTGTGTGAGTATAAAGATACGAAACAGTCACTGTATTACGCCCCACCCCTTAGCGGAAACCGAAACACCCCCGCACTCAAACTGTCATCTAAATCAATTTTCAAACCGAAAACAATATCAGAATAATACTAATAATAATGTCATTGTTCTATACTATTGTGTGCTCGACTTTTTCGTGCTACGCACGACTCCGTCGCGCTCACTGCTCACTTAAACGTTGCATACACAGTACATCTCATATAAATTGCAATATTGCACACAATCCTAAAACACAATCCAAAATGCTTACACTACATCAATTCCTTGCGTACTGTCAGCGCAACGACATCCAGACCATAATATACTTCAAAATGGTCAGCTATATGACAGATGCAGATTACGAGACTATACATTTCTCACATTTATTTATGCGCGGAGAAAATACGACCGAATCTCCATACGATTATTCGTTTGAAGCATGGTTAAGTCCTCGCGCATTCTACAAATGGTATGCAGCAAACCATGATGTTGCCAACATCACATATGTTGTTAAACGCCACATGCGTACTAAATGCAAGCCACAAAACGTATTTCTCTCAGACTGTCTCCCATTCTAAGCATTCGCCCCTTCGGGGCGTTTGCTTCTCTCTAAGTCGTTCCTAATGTAACATCTCATATTGCTCGCAATATTAACCCTTTAAATATATACAACTATGACAACAAAAGAAGTATGGCGAATCGGTATTCAGGACAAGAAAAACTTCAAGTATTGGCATTGGTCCAACAACTTTGATACATTCGACCAAGCATTGGATAGCATCAAGGATTGGTTGTCTAAGAATCCTGGCTACAACATCCGCTTCCACAAAGAAGTGCTGTTCGTACAAGAGTAAGAGGCTTCGGCCTCCTACTCTCTTTTTATTCAGACAATTTGTATCATAAAACATATTAGCAATGAAACATTATTCTTTAGCGTATTTACTGCCAGCCGTAGTAATGTTAGCAGGTGTACACGTAGCAGCTAAGACTGCATACGTTAGTACAGACAAACAAACTGAGTATGTCACTACTCTTGAGAAGATTGATTCTTTATCAAGAGTTGTATTAGACAACAATGATGTATTTGACATAGATGGATCTGATGATGCAGCCGCATTATTAGAGCTATATGTCAAATTAGACAAACTAAAGAAGTAGTATTTGCTGGGAGAAATCCCGGCAAACTACTTAGTCGTTCCATACTATGAACATCTTATAGCAGTCGCAATGAAATGATTTAATAAAATTAAAGTAATTGTATGATCATTATTAACGGCGATCTCTATTGCAGAGCCATTATGTTGTATATTACAAAGGGTATCTAGTTCCTATCAGGCTTCTAAATGGAAAGGTATGTAATATACAACAAATATTCATTTTTTACGGACTTATTGTACTCCTTAAGTCGTGGATTATGGATAACTAAAAGTAGATTAGCATAAGCCTGATTATTCACCGCAATGAACAAAGAGAAGGCGGTAGTCATAGATCTGCATCTGTGACGAATCATACTACTGGTCTTACTTGCCAGTGAAGGAAGTATGACGGTTATATAATTCCTTAATATAACCAAACTTTATACTGTTGATGACAGTTGAATGCAGAATTTATTCCTGTAGGTGGGCCAATCACTTGCATCTAGACTACAGGATTTAGCAGTAGTGTGTGCCTACGATGAGGTACACATTATTGCTCTTTAGTCGTTCCGTACAAGGAGACATCTTATATGGTTCGCAATGAAACAAAATGATTGTTTAATTGTGTAGAGTGGAGAGACAAATCACCACCCACACATTTCATTGCTGACAACAAGAAATAGACTTGTACGCCATATTAATATATAGCGTTTCGTTGATTATTCACTAAAAATCAATATAATCATGAACAAAATGGACGGAAGTGAATTGTCGGTATACAAGACTATCGCAATTCAAGTAGGACAAGCAAAAAAGGAAGGTGTAAACGGAAAGAAGTCAAGGTATGCTATCTTCTTTGTAAAGAACAAGAAAACACGTAACTGCAAAACACGTAAATTATTGTTCTTTGAAGAAGACGAACCAGCCCTAATCGAAGGACTACTCCAGTACAAAGTAGGCGAGAAAGTCAACGATCGATACAACATCGATATGAAGGCTTTACGTGAATCAGGCAATGAAGACCTCATGGACGGCTTATGGGAGTTCCCAGGCATGCAAGTTGTACCTTACGAACTTCGTAAAGGTTTGTGTTACATGAACAACGCAGACGGAAGCAAGGTTACAACCAAAGATGGCACAGCTCTCATAGTTGACACCATTCAGGTGCTCGTACAGATTGACTACATCATCTCTGACGGTGACAAGATTAAAACAATCTACTTTGACGGTTTTGATCCAGACACACAAGGTCAGCGTATGGAGTCACGCTTCTTCAAAGAGCCTGTTGAAACAAACGTACACAACGGAGTACAAGTAGAGGTTGATGATGCTGTTGACGCAGCAACCACAGCTTCAAACGGAGACCCATTCTAAAAACAAAAGAGCCCAAATGCCTATACGGCACGCGGGCTCCTTTTGTTTTACGGCAAATACCTAGAAAGTACAATGGTTGGCAGAATAATCTAAAAAAAGAAAGTTATATATTTATTAAATAAAAAAATACAAGAAGTAAAGCATTTGTTGAAAAGAATTAAGTAAACCGTTTAAATCATTATCAAAATGAGAAAAAAGAATCAGTTTCACAGAGAAAATTGTGAGACAAGAATCAGAGAAGTCGTAAAAGATATGTTCGGTAATACAATTATTTTATCCGGACAACATGCCTTTGAGTGGTCAATAACTATATATTCACACAACGTTTATACAAAGACCACATACAAAAATGGCAAAGAAGCCAGAAAACAGTTTAAAAAATACAAAAATAAATACTAAACTGTCTATTGGATTATGCGTAACTAACACTACGGTTCGTGAGAATAGTAGTGTTTAAACTCAGCTTGGGAGAGTATAAAATGTGTACTGATGAGACCAAGACGAAACTATTTATTGCATTTAATAGTATACTCATATTCATCTTATATGGTTTAAGCTTTTAATTTGTGGTTCTGAATATTACGGTTCATGAGAATAGTAATATTTTTATAATCATGAGTATAATAAATAGTCTACAACAATTTTTATGTCCATATCTAGTGTCATTGCTCGTGAGAGTAGTAGCACTTTTTAAATTTTGAACATACAATAAATAGTATACACACGTAGGGTGTTGTAAAAATCACTCTTTTTAATTCTTGCCATAAAAAGAATTTAGTTTAAACATCATGGTTCGTGAGAATAGTGATGTTTCTTTAAAAGAAATCAGTTAACATAATCAATATGAAAAAAGTATTTCTCTTTTTGTTGCAATTGCTCATAGCAATTTTGATCCTTTTACCAGTATTTGCAATGAATCTAATGATGGATGCAAACGAACCTGTAGTAAAAGGATTGATCAAATGTGTATTAGTAATCATGTCAATAGATGTGATACTAGTGGTTCTTAACAAATATGCGCGCGAAAGCCCGTATGTTTACATCTCGTTATTTATCTGTGTTATATCAACATGTTTGATGTATTACAGATTATATGTTGTGTCAGAAAATACGGAATTGAAGTATAAAGTAGCTTTATATAAAAAATATTATAATGCTGCTGAAAACGTTCTTGACCAAATTACTGACATTGATGATCCGATCTGGTCTACAGATATCGGAGCAAAGTATCTTGAATATAACTATGCAGTAAATGAGCGACTTCAGGATACGAACGACTGAGGTACATTTAAGACGTGATAAAAAATCTTCAATGTTTGTTTTAACAAAAATAGACAATGAAGGTTTTAGTCACACCTTATTTGTGTCTAAAAGAGAATTAGGTATGATCTACAAAAAGATTAAATCTATTATTGACGCTAAATAGTCTATAGCGTAATAAATGTTAGACTAAAACCAGTTAAAAACCAAAAATCATTATCAAAATGACAGGACCATTTGTAAAAATCGAATCATTATCAACATCACCTGTATACGTAAACACAGATAGTATACAAAGTATCGAAAGTGAAGACGACGGTTCTATTAGAATAGAAACCGAAAATCGCGTTTGTTATGATGTAACACGAGTAAACGGCGTAAAGTGCGAATCTATTGACGATGTCGCAGAAGCATTGAACAATACTTACGAAAACGATTAGTGTATGGAGAAATTCATAGTAATTACTACACCAACAGGTACAGTAGGCATAAAGATCAAGGATATTAAAAGTGTCTACGAAGACGACAATCGTGAAGACATACTCGGAACTACCGAAGGTCTTAGTATCAAAACAACAGATTCAGTATTTCACAATATAACCGAAGTAAACGGTATTCATTGTGAAAATGTTGAAGATGTCGTATCTGAAATCAACGATACTATAGAAAGCTATTAATGCTGTAATCGAAAATACACCTTACACAGTGTTAGTAGAAATAAATTTTGATATAAATAAACTCAACAAAGAAAATAAAGTAGACGAAAAACTATTTAATACTTTGTCGAGTTTAATTGACTCATGTTTGAACATCGCAATCAAAACAAAACACACAAACGACTTCTATGAAGCAACCAAAAAAGACCTCAAGATGTATTAATCAAATACATCCACCAAGAAAAAAACATGCAATTAAAGACAAACTTGGTAACGACCGTAACAGATTATGGTTAAAGGATGGTAATACAACAATGTTGTTAACGAAGGGTATAACTAGTTCAGCAGCACAAGTATTACAAAGAATGATAAAAACATTCTTAAATGCTAACGAACTTAAAACATCATTAACATTCTTAATAACAAAATGATAGACGTAAAAAATCTTGTGACATACAATACTGCAATTGAACTTAAAACCTTAGGGTTTAACCAATTATGTACGTATTACTGCGTAGAAAAATTAGAAAAACCAAGAAGAAAAGGCAGAAAGTTCAATTGCATTTCAATGTCATATCCGACAAATTGGAATAATGTTGATCACAAGTCAACATTAACAAAAAAAGTAATATATCCATATGTATCCATTCCAACTTTATATGAAGCAATAAGATGGGTATCTATGGAGATAGAAAAACGCTATATCCATCTGTCGACACAAAAAAGAACTGTTTTTAATACAATAAAACGTGTTTCAATAATTGAAGAATTGAACACAATTAAAATCGTACTAAAACAACTAATAAAAATCTTAATCTGGTTAAAGAAAACAAATTGATTCCAGACTTAATCAATGGTAAGAAGTCCATTGAAAACAAAACTAATCAAAGTTATGACAAAAGAAAACAATTTTGATCCTGGACATTATATCGGCTTTGGAATACTTTTTTTACTTTTTACTTTAAGTATAGTAAAAGGTTGTGCACAAACAAAAGCACAGTATGACACCGTTATGTGTAAAACTGAATGTATTGATAAGTACGTTGAAGAAAAGACAACATCTGGTAAAATCAGATATTATGCGATCTACAATGATACAAAAAATGACATTTCGGAGTTAATTCCTGTATCTCCAAGTGTCTTATCATACATCAAAATGTGTGAAGCAAACAACATCAAACCGTCATTGGGCATCAAGCTTAAAAACGGCCAAATATCGTCTATAATCCGATTCAAAAACAAATACATAAGAAAATGGGCAAAACGATAGGAAGATTAGTACGAAGAAAAACAGTAAGCGGAAAACTCATCGGTCCGTATCTGTTCGTAGTAAAATCAAGTAGATGGGACACATGTGTGCTTAATACAACAAGCAAGAAAAAGACTCTTCATTATATACAGAAGAAAAACATGCGTATAATGAAGAACTTGATTTTGCCTGTTGAAAGCAAAACGTTCAACAACATTGTACGTCGTAAGCAGAGAATCATCAATCACTCTATAACAACAAAATACAATGAAGTTTTTACAAAAGACTTTGATGTCATTAAACTAATAAATGCGTATGGAGACTATGCTTACTTCAAATTTGTAAGCGCAGAACTTAAAGAGGATTTTGAAACAAAGAAACCTTATATACGTATTTATTTAGGAGATTTAATTTACACAGATTAATATGAAAACACCTAAACCCGGACAATTTATGTTTATAAACAATAAATTATGTCGAGCTGCAAAAAGAACAAACGGGTGTAAAGGATGTATATTAGATGATATCTATTTATGCCCAAACATAAGTGATAAAAGATACCATAAAAGATTAAACTGTGAAGAAAATGGCATAATAATTGTAAAAGCATGAAAAAAGTTATTATTATAATATCGTGTATGTTATATGCATTAGCTATTGCATGTATGTATACTTTATATGAATTTATAAAGTGTTGTGGAGATATACCATTATGGTGTTGTACAGTTGTTACAACTGTACTAATCGGTACAATAATAATTTCTGTAATGGCAGGAACAATTTTACTTGATGAATCATCAAGTTAACTGAATTTGTATACGGTGGTCGTTGCATACCACCGTATACTTAACTTTGGTACACATTTAAGTGTGTATGTTGCGAAAACAACCGAAGATGCAAAGGTTTATTCCAAGTTCCATAAAAACTGGATAAAAAGTTTATAAATTAATTAAAATCATTTATCAAAAATGAAAAAAGACGAAATGTTAAAACGATTTATTGACATCGTAACGTGTGTATTAGTTGTAATACTAATGCTCACATTGGCTTTTATTGCCTCTTCCTGCGATCAAAGACTGGAAAAGAAACAAGAGCCGTATGCAAAACACCAAAACGACTCTCTCTATGTAGTAAAAACCATAGATGAGGTACTAAACCCAAAGTTTAAAACTATAAATGAAGTTTGTCAGTATAAAAAACGATCTGCAGAAGAGTTCTATACAGATAGTCTTTTTATACACATGCCAAACAAGGTATTCATTAATGTAGCAACTGTTGTATACAACAGGGATGGAATCTTAACAAAAGACGCCGTAATAAATGAATATATTCACGGAAAATCCATATATGACAATCTTATAGACAAACAATCACAAAAAGATACGACATATAAAAAACAAACCATTGATACAATTATTGATGGTAAACATTTTCAGTTAATAGAGAAAGGAGAAACAAATGTTGAATAAATCTGTTCAAACTATCGTGATTTGTTATTATGGTACACAACTCGTCGATTCTGATGTAAAAGCTATATCAGAATATATTAAAAAATATGCTACAAAAAATACCACAATTGATATCAAGGTAATTGATAGCAATGAACTTACAAAATTAGTTGCACAAAACGTTTATACAGGATTTAATCATGTAAACGATGATAATCCAGTAGAGAGTGCGTGTATACTAATTGGTACTTCATATTTTAGTATTCTATCAAAAAACAACTTGTTTATGCAAGATATAATCTTTGGTTATCAGTTAAGCGCGGATGCACAAGCTGCAGTAAATAACGGTAACAATAAAGCCTTACTTAATGCAATAAAAATCCTAAGCGAAACAGATCCGCCAGAGAATTTAAAAACAAAATATAGAATTACTCCAAAGATCTTGGATATGATTAAAAAAGTAGCATCAAACATCTAAACACAATACATATGTGTCAAAAAAAACAAAAACCGCAGAAATCAGAATATTCAAAACCACGTCATGTACAAGCAAAACCGTATAAACGGGAAAAGAAAAACATACAGTGGAAAGATGAAGATGACGATTTCTAAATAATATCTTTTTATTAATTTAATTTATTAACATTTAAACATTATCAAAATGGCAAAAGACAAAGAAACAAAGAAAGTGAATGTAACTACAGTAGATGAAGACAACGTAATGGAACAAATCCGCAAAGGTAATCTCATGCCTAGTACACTCCACGAAAAGGTAAAGGCAGAGATGGAACAAGAGAAGGAAGATAAACAAAAGAATCTTCTCAAAAGGGCCATCGGAAAAGCAACATTTGAACAACGTCGTACTCTTATTCAACTACGTGCTCGTCGTCGCGAGGACAAGATCACTAAAGAGAAACTCACTCGTGCAAGTGAGTTACTTGACAAGCTTACAGGTATCTGCTCAAAGCCGGGCGATAACTTTAACAAGCCTCTGGACGAGAAGGAGCTGATTACTCCAACTCAGTACAAAACCGAGCTTGAAAAGCTCGACAGGGACATTTCAGACAAGATTAACGAGAGTAACAAAACCATGAACGAAGAGCTCAATGAGCTTTATGACTCAGAGATTGGTTGCTATCGTTATAACTGGTACTGCTAAATAAAAACCCTCTGAAGAGTCCTAAAATATATGTTTTCTCCGACAAAAGAGCCATTGAGCCATTGTATTAGAGAGGTAAGTAGTCGATATAGAGACGATGGGGTCACTTAGAGAAACACTATGAAACGAATTAACGTTTCCTGTAGAGTCTTAGAACCAGCAGGGAGAAAACATTACCGAATTCACGGTATAATAATATGAATAACATGATCAAAAAATTAGTTTAGTGAGTCATTGAACCTATAATTTCGTTAACACAAAGGTGTATTAACATTTTATTCTAAACAAAATCAAAAATGTTGTAAAGCAACGTACAAGAACCTTTGAGTCAGTGCATCACTGCTTATGATTTAAGCATAAATAAAGCGTTCTAAGACATTTAAATATGTTAAATGAAGTAGCTAATCATAAGACATACAAAAGTGTCTTAGAACGCTTAAAATAAGCTTAAATATGGTATTCTGCCTGATCAACAGAATATTACAAAAGATATTTACGCGTATGAGATAATTTGGTAAGACCTGGGTTCGACTCCCAGCACGTCCACACAATTATTGTAATGGTTATAGACTATTCCTCTAACGGTTAGGAGCTACGTGTTATACGTAGGAATCCAGATTCGACTCCTGGATAGTCGCCATACCTTTTAGGGCGTGTATTGGCATTTGATTACCAAAGGAAGTAAATACATTAAGCGTTTATATATTAAATTTAACTGACAACTATAATGTTGTAGATTATACTCACGTAGCGTGAGTTTAATCTGAGTGTTTCCTACTAAAGTGGAGGAGAGTGTTATGGTATAAAACGCGGTTCGATTCCGCGACACTCACAACTAACATGATTAAACTAGCTTAACAAAAATGACAAAATTTTTATACTTGTAACTGAGAATTATAATACACGGTTCGTGAGAATAGTGTATTTATTTATATTCGACTATGGTTAATACTGGATACAAAGCTATGTTACGGGACAGAGTTCCGTTAGTAGTAAACCTAGCGTTGTTATGGAATAATTCCAAAACAGCCTGGGTAGATCATGTTTACAAGAATTTCATATCCATTTATGCATCTAAACTCGAAAGAGATAATGCTACGCGTATAGTATTAGGTATTAAAAAGGGAAATAAAGGATTTGATTTTCACAAAACAATAGATTGGAATAATCTATCATCTGAGTCTACTACATCTAAAACAAATGTCTATGAAACAAAAGATCATTGGATGTTTGTTGAAAGATGGGTAGACTGGTTCACAACGAATTACGCATATATAGAAAATGCGTATGTTACTTTTATTACAAGTGGTCACGATAAAAATGAAACAAAAGAAAAAATAAAGCGTGAGTACTTGGACTTTCTCGAAGACTGGGAGCAGGAAGATATGATGAATTTATTAATAGAACATTTCGACATATGATTAGTTCCCCAAATTATTTAAAACACAGACTCTTGTGCGAAGCAATTCGTACAGGAATGAAAGTCCATATACCAGAAACATTAAGTGAAACAATAGATTTGTTATGTAACATATACAATCAAGGCGTATCAAATACATTATATGAACCAATGTTACTGGTTAGAGATGGATTTTCAAAAGAAAGTAAAGAATTATTAGAAATTATAGCAAACGATTATGTAGTACGAAATAATGCTGTTTGGATATTTACAGAAATCTTTTTAAATATAAAAGAGGATTCTGATTTAACCTCACAAATAAAAACACGCATAATATCCAGTGCAATGGATAAATTATTACCAAAACATTTGTATATATATTTCTGTGATTCTTTAATCGAGAGTGTTAAATGTGCAAAAAATGCATTAATACTCGAACAATTGCCTTTTTAGGCAACATCCGCGTCTCCTTGAGAGTAGTGTTTGATCACAGCGCGGAACTAACGAGCAACCGACTCTTACAGCAGTGACAGCTTAATAACCGGTATATAATAATTTGTTGATTATGAAGAATCCTAAGATTACCCAAGAGGAGATTCGTCTAATCAAGGACGCTAAAGCAGGTAATATGTCTGCTTTTAATAAACTTTTTTATCGCTACAAAGAATTCGTAGACTACGTGTTGTATTCGTATCTAAAAGATTTCGATGAAGCAAAAGATTTAACTAATATAGTCTTTCTAAAAGTTTATTACAAACTCTCATCGTTCACAGACTATTCTTCATTTGGAGGATGGCTACGAATCATTGCTAATCGAACTGCAATAGATTATTTACGTAAAATAAGTGACAAAAACAAATTTCTTGGAGATGATGACAATAAAATGTCATTAGATCAAATTGAGTCGAATGAATGTGATACTGTCAATCGCATTACATACGAACAATTATTGGAGGAATTTGACAGGCTTTCTCCTATGCACAAAGAAATTTGCTTATTATTTTATAAAGATAATCTAACTGTAGAACAGATTAGTAAGAATTTGTCTATTTCAACTGGTACGATTAAGTCGATCCTTTCTCGTACACGAGCGAACATTAAAAAATCACTCAAACTTTAAAAACATGTTTGTACTTTGGTTTATTATCGGAATAGTTTTGATTTGCTGTATCTCTCGATACAATGAGTCTAACAAATTGTTCTGGACGTTGTTTACATCCTATATAGGAGCTTTTGCTCTTACAACAGTGGTGCTATCAGCACACAATAAGCCGAGTAAGCAGAATGTTGATCAGGTGTATTCCACACAGTTGTGCGAAGATACATCAAATGCCATATGTGCATTATTAACAGATGTATTTAGCACCACCAACGGAACAGAGAAATCTGAACCAGTCGCTGTGAGTAAGAGTACACCTGAACCAATCAACATTCGAACTATCTCGGAGGATTGTATGTTAGGAATTGTTAAACCGTTCAACCCACAATTATGTATACCTATTTCGACACATCTTGATCAAAACGATCTATTTTTGGGAGTATTAACGTGACGACATAAAGTGTCACAAGTAATTAATCTATTAAATTTTTCATTTTTCAACAAATTTAATTTTAAAAAGACATTATCAAAATGGCAAACAATAAGAAAACAAAGACAGCTGCTCCTGCAGCTAAGAATCCTACTGAGGCAGTATCTGCTTCAGTAGAAGTAATTGACGTTAACAAACTCAATCAGCAGCTTAACAGTAAGTCAGACACTGGTCTTGACGCAAACCACCAGGTGGACCTTCTGAACGGTCTTAAGACGTTCTTCCACGACGATCCGAATGCAAAAACACGCTTCGGTGAGGCTGTTGTGGAGAAGATCGATGGTATTACTGCCATCGGCTTCGTAACAGTTCTCGTGAATGAGATCGTCTCTGCAAAGACACCTTTCGCAGTTAAGATGAGCTCTGCTCAGCTTGGTGCAATCACAGAGGTAGCTCCTATGCTCGGTATTCAGATCGATTCAAAACTTCTTCCAGCACCTAGTGCGGACGGTACCGTACAGATTCCAAGCAACGCTGTGGTAGTTTCTAAGGAAACTAAAGAAAAGGTGAAGAAGGAGAAGGCTGTTGTAGAAGAAAAGCCTACAACTGATCCATCGAAGATTACCAACGACGAACAGCTTAAGAAGTCGCTCGTGTTCATCCTTGGAGACACATCTGCGTCTACACGCCCATACGATCGTATGGTCCGTGCAACTGAGTTCTTTCGCTCGGTACGATCACTTGAAGCATCTAAGCTTGCTGACGCCGATGAGAGCAAGACCAAACTTGCGGAGATTAAGGCAGAATCTGTTTCTGATATCCTGGAAGACATGCGTTTACTTATCGGAGAATGTCCGTTCTCTACAGTAGGTCTCGCACACTATGTGTTTAACCAGGCTGTTGAAACTAAGAACCCAGTATCTCCGTTCATTATCCTCTATCGTTCTTCTCGAAACAAGACAACAAACGCAGGTCTTGAGGATTCTACTGTAGCAGCAATCGTTAAGGTGCTCGTTAACTGGAATGTTGATGAACGTCTCAAGGAGTATGAAACAGCATACAAGCGTAAGGAGAAAACAGTAAAGAATAGCAGCGAGAGTGTTCGTAAGAACATGCTTGAGCCGATACAGAAGAACATAGACTATTGCAAGTCTATCAAGGAATGTATCAGCCATCCTAACTTCGACGCTGTTGAAAGCCTCATCGACGACTTCAAGGGAGAAGACGTTAAGAAGAAGAACAAGGCAACATTCATTGTACGCAACATTATCGATCTCTGGATGCCCGACGTTAAGTTCGATGAACTCGAATCTAATGAGAAGAAGGACGAAATCCTTGAGAACGTCAAGAAGCGTGCAGGTGTTATCGTGAACGCATTCCTCGATCCTCTGGAGCAGAACATTGCTTACAAGGAGTTCTCAACTGCAACTAGTGCAGAAAAGAAAGAGGGAGAGCAGTCAAAAAACTAATTTCGGCGATCGGAAACACTGTTGCAAATCTTGATCGCCGTATTAAGGCAGCTGTACACGCATTTAAACACGCAATCGATTAAACTATCAAAGTTATGAGAAAGTTGACAACAATTTTGTGTAGCATTGCTTTTGCAATATCCGGAATTTGCTTAGCTGATGCTGTTACAAAATCAGATTCTATTCATGGAACTCAAATGATGGCTACAACAATGCCAACAGTTGACATGAATAAGATGCAGTTTCCTGTTGATTTACAGCTCAACAAACGTGCACAAGAGAATAAAGTAGACACTGTACACGATACAGTGTATGTTTCACAAATAAAATCTATTAAGGTAAACGTACCTTGTAGAGTAAAGACGAAGACAGTCCACGTCCCAGTTCTTTATATAGCAACACGTACGGATGTAAAGGAAGACACCGTTGATCATAAACCTACTTATATGTACAAAGTACATAAGGTAGGTGAATATGATCTGAAAAAGTTAAATTCCTCTACGGATGTTAATTAGCATTATATATTCTATCTACAGCTTTGCGCTGTAGGTAGATATATATCGTAGGTAAGTACATATAGTAGGTCGCATTAACCTATGTACGAAAAAAATAAACTTGGTTCGAGAATATGTTAGCCTTCTCAAAAGGTGAGACACCCAAAAGGTAGAACGAAATACATATGTTGTGAAAATTCATATGTAAGAGGACAGAGCGTCATTGTCAAGTCCTAATGTCCATGAGAACCGTCTGGTGATGGACCTCTTAAATACGCGTAAGTCTCAAGAAGAGCAAAATGATAATCGTATCGTAATTACATTCAATGATACTAAGAATGTACAAACGTAACACGAGTTGAAACATACTTACGAAAAACTTACACTGTGGGAGAATGTATACATGGTATGGTACAGTCTGCAATGATATCGGTGTACGACTAGAAGTAGATCCAAAATAAGTATGAAGTATCAAATCTGTAAGCTGTAGTATAGTGTTCCTGGACGCCAAATCCAGTATGAAGGTATGAAAAAATGTATGGAGTATAGCAATATTGTGAGGATAATACTCACAAAGTATATCGTAAATATGCTGTCTATGTAAGTCCTTGCTGTTAGATTCAGCACATCTCCGTTGAAGGGGAGCCAGTGATGGGGTAAAACGACTGAATATACAATGAAGTACGACCGACAGGCTTTTGTAGTTTATCGGAATATAAAAGAGAAACTACCAGGAGGGTGGGGCAGACCCTTAGTTGATGAAAATCATGCGCGATACGAGACCGCGAACAAAGTCTGATATGATATAGGTGCAATTTGGTAAGCGAAATTGTGTTTATAGTCTACAAGGGTAAATGCCTTGTAAGAATTTAGGTGACAACTTGACAGTCAAAAAAACAACAAACAATTACGAAGATGAAATAATGGTTATACATTCCAGTATATCTTGCAAAGTAATCTTTCGTTTCAATACAAAATATAATATGAGATTTTTATCTATATACATATATTATAGTCCCTGTGGGATAGAATCCGTTAAACTATAACTGCGTATATAAATAAATTTATATATCTTATATGAAAATATGTAGCGATAAATAAGAAGTAAACAAATTATTAACAAAAATTGAATGTCCCCAGATAGTGAAAAAACCTACATTGTAAGTAGGAAAGTAATGAGGTCTGAAATTCGAGTGCCAACCGTTATGATAACCAGAGTAAAATACAAACAGCAAATTTGTATGTAAATCGAAAGGTAGATCTAATACATAGAAGTAATGGGCAGCTTTAAGGAGTCATGAAACGCAGTGCAGAAGCGTATGCAGGTGATGTATCGGAAACATCTTTTACTATCTACTGTCTATAGATGTGTAAAAAACTCTTAAAGTGGGTGACAAGCGAAAATGTATGAGTTAAAATCTCAATATTCGTGCACTATAAATAAATGAGGCAGGCACTTGCCAACAGTAAAAAACAAGCCGTAGGGTCTCTAAATATCCTCTGGAAGATATAAGACCGTTCGATAATGAAACGCACTCCTCGCGTAAAAAACTACACACGCACGTAGTAAGTATAGGAAACCGTCGACAGGACATCCTTAGACGTTAAAACAAGGATGCGCGGCAACAGCTAAGTTGCAAAAATGGAATTTTTTTGAAAGTTTATAGGGGAACTAACAAAGATATTTCACGATTTTCGTGGGTAAGATACATATTGTGCATTAGTCTTTTTAAGAAATTTTGCCGATTGTCTAACAATCAGTATCAAAGAATATACGGATTAACTTTCGTATTATGTTTTTATAAAAATAAACATTATAAAATAGATATGAGATTGAATTCTTCGATGTAGCATTCTAAGCTTTACACACTGTATATGAAATGGCTAAGATAATCCTACCGTTGGATTCCTGTTATATAGACTGAGCTTCATTTTAAGGAATATAAATATATAACTAAATATACAAAAAGCGTGCTTAACATTTGAACAGCAACTACACACATTATCTATATAAAAGCACCTAAGTGACTCTCCGAAGCAGTGCAATTTTCTTTTTCTTTTAATTCACATTTATTAACAATATATCGTTGGTTTAATCAAAAACGATATCAAAAAGGATATATTATGAACATTAACATTCAGACAACAGTAGCGAACAATCGCACACCACTTAGTATGATAGGTAGTAACCTTGGTAAGCAGTTCTTTCAGATTGAGGTCCGTGACTGCTGGCCCAACTTCGAGGCAGAAAAGAATGCTATCCAGATGGAGAATAACCAAAAATTAATCCTCAACCGCTCGCCGCGACGCTATTGTATCAAGGCTAAGGATATTACTAGCGTAGCAATCGGCACAGATGTTACTGGCGATCCAGTAGTATTTATTAACCCAAACAATGACGGTTCAGCAGACGTTACTTTGCCAGTAACAAACGATATGGTTTCTTACGGCGTAGTAACTGCTGAAGCAGTAAAGGAGGCGCTGAAAGGTGGTCCTTCTACAAAGGCTTTTGTTGATCCAAAGAAGCTTGAGAGTTATCTCAATGAGGTTAACAACAAGGAGCTTTCATATATTCGTGCTCTTAAAGAAGCACTTAACCGTATGGAGCAATCGATCATTTCTACAATTAATGACAATACCAAGAAGGCTAACGACTATATGGACCAGATCAACAAGCCGGCTAATCCTTCTGGTAATACTCCGGCAGGAGTACAAATTAACGTTCATGAGTAATGGCTAAGCGAATCTTGTCAAAATCATCAGTATCACTTATAAAATATCTTCTTTGTGATACACGTATATCTGACAAGGTTTTTGATAATTCAAAAGATAAATCCAAGTATAAATCTATCTCCATTCATGAGGACGGTACGATTATACTTGGAAAAACACCTTATCTTTTCTGGAATCAGTTTTTAGCCTGTCAGACAAAGATACCATTCAATGATTTTGCATTGAAGGTATGGGATGCACTTGTCAATCTTTCAGTTGGCAATAATAGCATCGCACTCGAAAAAGGACTTAGTACTGAGATTGCTAAGCTTTCACAACGTGATGGTGATTACGATGCAGTCGTAAAACGACTGATTACCTGCTACGAACACGTATGTAATAACAAAGGTGATGTGCCCTCTGCGGGGGGCTCGGTGAAGTCAGAACTGGAGCATGCCTGTGTTAATCGCGTGGAAGTACCAGAGAAAATCGTAATTAACGTTAACGGAATGGAACGTAAGGTAATCCCTTTTAAAGATAGTGCAGGTGATAAATTTATAGATATAGAATATGGAGTATCAGGAGTTACTATTCATTAATACTAAACAATAACTCTTAGGGGTTTTAGTAATATATTATCACAGATATTTGTATTACGTCGTTGATATATTGATGATATGTAATAAATAATATAAAGTTTCTATATTTTAATTTGTCAACAGCATATATTTAATCACATTATCTGAAAAAAAGTTTAGAAATAAACTTCGAAATCATATCTGCGGATTTTGGTTTCTAAGATAATGTGATTAAGCTTATTATTGAGTTGTAACAATAATGAGTACAAGGTAGATGATCTCGAATTCAATTTAACTGAAGTTTAATTTAAATCAAATAATATGAATAAGACATCAATAAAATTGAATTCAAGTAACATTATTAATATTCGTAAGAATCTTTGCGATAAGATCACGAAGTATTGGCGTACAATTCGTAACGAAAATGTAATGTCAACAAAGGCTGTTAAGGCGGGCCTTGGTTCAGGTTATGACCTGAAGTCGCTTTATAATGAGATCACACAGATGGCAGAGAAACGAATCCTTATTAAGGGCATGCTCATGTATCTGAATATGGGTCTCACATTCAACCTGGATGAGTTTAAGAAGAGTAATAACTATAGCATTTTTGCAGCATGTGAGGCAAAGGAGGCTATAGCGCAGCTTAAGATGGTTCCAACTATCAATCCTACTGAGAAGTCAAAGAAGGGTCTCAAGGGTACTGGTAAGAAGGAGTCATTTTCTTCAGCAAAGATTGCTCAGCTCATTAAGGATCTTCAGCTTAAGGCTAACAAGTATGATGCAGCAATGGAAGAGTTTAACACTAAGACAACAATTGATCTGAATGACGATATGTCAACGATGTTTAAGTCAGATCTTGCAGCATAAATAAAAATAAGTGTGTTGTAAAGGGCAGCATATTATATATGAACGGTTCGATGCCGTACACACTACTATCCCTTCTTATAACATATAAAACTAATAAAATCATAATCAATATGAAAAAGAATAATAAAAACAACATAGCTCACAAGAGCACAACATTATCTGTAAAAAAGACAAAACCTGTAGATAACAAAAAGCACGAAGAGGAAAAGAAGATTCGTGCAGAGAACCTGAAAAAGGAAAAGGCTGAACGAAAGTCTAAAAACAACAAAATTGTTGTAACAAACGAGGCAAAACCTATGAAAAAGATTCTCAAATCTATGGGTGGTGTAAAGATTGAAAAACTCTCTGAGGAGGACAAGAAAAAGCTTGAAGCTTCTCGTAAGAAGATTCGTAAAGAACGTGAAACGTTATATGAGAATCGTCGTATAGCAGCGCTTAAACGTCGTTTTAAGAACGGTGAAAAGACACCAGAAGAACTTAAGAAGTCTATAGAAGAGCTTAAGGCTGAAATAAAAAGCCAAAAGCGATATGATATCTTGTTTATATTTAATCCTTCTCTGAAGGCGATGGTAAAAGAAGCGTTAACTAACACTGAGATTAAAGTTACTTTGTTAGCCGATGATTACGGCTGGATAAAGAATACAGATTCTCAAATTCTAAGTAAGTTACGAGAAATACTTCCACCGAAGACATCAATCAATCCTTACAAAGCGTCGATAAAGGTCGAAAAACCTAAGACAGAAGAAAAGAAGCCGTCAAATAATAACAAAGATGTTGCTGCAGCAGCCAAGAAGACAAAAAAAGCTGAAAAAATACATAAATTTGAAAACAGAAAACCAAGACCACGCTTTAAGAAGCCGTGGTATATAGCAAAAATGACATTAAAAGACAAGATGTCATGTAACAAGAATGTTGAATCTATTAAAACAGCAGCATAACTATGAAAAAGACAGCAAATAAACAATTGATTGGTATGCAAAGAGCGTACAGTCGAAAATATAGCGAGAGAAACAACACCATACCACCTTTGATGAAAGGTAAAATGGTTAAAGATGAACTTACCGGTAAAATGGTAAATAATCTTATCCGTGAAAATGGAAATGGACCAAAATGGTCTAAACCAGAGCATACAACGTATCCAAACATAACAACTCGTCCATATATATACAGAAGTGAGGATTCAAAAGTTGCAAAATTGATCCGATCAGAAGCAGGAAAATTCCAGCTTAAAACAGTGTTTAAACCACTTGTTAAGACTTCTGCTGAGTATATGGAAGCATATGCACAACACAAGTTGAAACGCTGGTTGAAGAAACATCCATGTCCAATTAATCTTGATAGCACTGGTAACGGTGTACAACAGGATTTGTTCGAAAAAGAATTCCTAAAACCTTGGGAAGAAGCTCGCGATAAGGAAACCGAACGTTGCAGAAATTTCGTTATTTCAGTATACGACAAATTATCGTTAATTGGACGATATAAAAAATCATCCGATAAATACGAAGAAATGAAGATTGCTGAGTTAAAAGACAGCAATTTTGACATATTTAATCACAGTAGCATTAATAATATACCAAAAAATGCTACTTTGATGAAAACAGCTCAACGTATTACTAATACAGAAAAGAAAAAGAATTCTATGTTAGTTTCTACTAATCTTTTGGACCATACACGAAAGAAAGGTAGAATAATATTACCTGAGCTTTCAATGGCAGCATAATTAATATGCCAGATAGAGATGTATATGTGCGCATATACTTGGGGTAAAATTACATCGTAACGGATAAAGTTTTGCTGTGAGTTCGACTCTCACCTCTATCACATTATTAACTAGAACCTTTGAGTCATGATAATACGTAATTCCGTCGTAATAGTTTACGACATTGAGATTTTCCCAAACGTATTTCATTGTGTATGTAAGAATACAGAAACAAACGAATTATCATATTTTGAAATATCTAATCGAAAAAATCAATTAACAGAGTTAGTCGAATTCTTTTATTATAAAAATACAGACAAAATATTCTGCGGTTATAATAACAAACATTATGACGATGTAATAATAAACTACATCATTGATTTTTATACCAAATTAGACAGATTACCATATTTTAGAATATGTGATTCTTTGTTTAACCTATCACACACAATAATTACGTCTGAGGAAGGTGATACCAGTAAGTTCAAACGATGGAAATATGCAAAATATTTTTACTCAATGGACTTACTTACAATGCTATTTAGTTCAAAGTTACGTGTAGGTCTTAAAGAAATGCAAGTAACTATGCACTATAAAAATGTTGAAGAATATGATGGAGACTTTGAAAAATGTCTACCTGATGATTCTATTGACGAAATGATAGCATATAATATAAACGATGTAGAATCCACAACAGAATTATTAAATCGTTTAAGTGGTGATGTACAACTACGTTTATTTATTGAACAAGAATATGGAATTGACGCTCTTTCAATGGATAGTGTAAAATTCGGAGAGACGCTTCTATTGAAAAAGTATTGTGAACAAACAAAACTTAGTGAACAATATGTTAAAACATTACGTTCACCAATGGATTATATTCCATTGAAAGACGTCATTCTACCATTTATACAATACAAAAATCCAATATTACAAGACGTTCTTAAGGATATGAAGAGCCAAATAGTATATTCTAAAGAACGCAAAGGCTACGAGAAGAAGTTTGTTCTCTCGAACGTACGCTATTCTGTTGGTGTAGGAGGAATACATTCTTTACATACACCCAGAATCTTCGTACCGGATGACAATGAATACATAGGACACAGCGATGTAACATCAATGTATCCTTCTTTTATTATAAAATATAAATGGATTCCCCGTCATTTAGGTGAAGAATTTTGGAAAGTATATTCCAAGGTTTATACCGAAAGAATAGAAACCAAACATAGTGGACAGAAATTAAAGAACTTAGCTCTAAAGTTAACTTTAAATTCTGTTACCGGAAAAATGCAACAAGAAACCAGTTGGATGTACGATCCATTTAGTGTCTTCAAAATACGTATTAATGGACAATTAATACTATTAATGCTTGTGGATCGTTTGTTAGAGTTAGATTGTAAGATTGTGCAAGTTAACACTGACGGTGTAATGTATATTGCTAAGAAGGCAAACAGAAGTTTAGTCCAGGAAGCTATAACTGAAGTTGAGCAATTAACACAACTGACTTTCGAGTCCGATGACTATGAGGCGTTTTATCAGTACGCTATAAATGATTATTTTGGTGTCGAAAAAGGATATTCACAATCTAAAGATCCTAAACTGATAGAAAAGAAAGGAATGTTTATTACAGATACAAGATTAGGAAAAGGGTTAGCACCAGCCATTATACCTAAAGCTGTTATAAACTATTTTTTGACGAAAGAACCTGTGAAAGACTTTATCTATAGAAATACAGATATTAAAGACTTTCTAATGTATCAACGCGTAGATAAGAAGTTCAAAGTATTTCATGGTGATAAACCAGTACAGAGAATAAACCGATTCTATGCGTCAAAAAGCGATTATTATTTATTTAAAGTAGATAGTGAAGGAAATAAAAATAACTTACTAACAAAATCTGGAGTTACTATTTTAAATAAATTATATGACAAACCAATTGAAGATTACAAGATTAATTATCAGTATTATATAACTGAAGCGAATAAAATAATCGCAGATTTTGTTTATCAACAATTGGAGCTGTTTTAGTAACCAGCTTGTTAACCAAAGAGTATAAGAGATGATTATTGAAGTAGAAACAAAGCTGCTTGACGCAGCACCAAACTTAAATTTAAATCAATTGTTTTTCCTAAGTATGGTATTGAATAAGAATCAAATACCAAATCAAGACGTTCGCAAAATTGTCAGCCTTATTAGCGACGACGAAATATCATACTTAGTGTCTCAGAATCTTGTCACCTTGATAGAGAAAGGTGAATTAAAGGCATATCAAGAAACAGAAAAGCTTAAAGAAATAGTAGCGCCCAAAAAAGACTACTTCGATTTGTTTTACGATATGTACCCAGTCTACGTATTGCGTCCAGACGGCTCAAAAGCATATCTTCGTGCAAACGTAAACAAATGTCGTCATTTCTTCGATGTTACAACTGGAAAAAGTATAGCAATGAAAGAACATCTAATAAACTGTCTTAAATTTGAGCTCGATAAAAAGAGTAGAGAAGGAAAGATAAGTTATATGAAGACGATGTGGAGATGG